ATAAATATCCATTTGTTAATTGCTCCTCTATAATTTTAGTATATTGGATAGGCTGCAAAGCCCTTAAAGTATGTTTCTCCATCTGTATATTTCTCTGTGGTTCCAAGGTCTGGACCATTCCTTCCACCTGCAGTTATACCTGAATCTGAAGTCAGAGAGAATGCTGATAAGTATCTTCTCACTGTTCCCATGCTTGTTCTAGAAGTCCAACTATTACCAGAATCAGAGTATCTCTCTGTGGTTCCAAGGTCTGAACCATTACTTCCACCTGCAGTTATACCTGAATCTGAGGTTAGGGAGAATGCTGATAATAAATATCTCACTGTTCCCATGCTTGTTCTGGAAGTCCAACTATTACCACCGTCAATATGACCTAACAAACTTGTTAGATCAAGTCTTCCTTCCATTGGAGGTGAACCAGGAAAGAAGTCATCTGGATGAGATACCACATCACCAACAAACTCGTCTCCAAAGTTAGATTGGTAATATCTTGTATCATTCTCTTTTTTATAATTTAAAAGTGATTGTATATAATCCTTCATAGCATCTCCAATTAGAGGTGCTATAAGTTCTGTTCCTTTTCTTGTAAGTTCTCCTTTTAAATCAATACCATAAAAATCCATAGTTATAAACTCCTTAACCGGCTACTGTTATTTTTAAATTCACTGTATTTACTGGCATATAAACTTCTAATGTATTATTATCTATCAATTTTACTTTTTTAGGGACTATACTTTCGTTATTACTATTATTAAAACAACTCCATGAAATTCCGCTTGTACCTAAACTATGTGTTACTGTGCTTACATAATCATCTCCACTAGGTGACCATGAATTAACTACTGTGGTATAACCACCACCAGTACCCACTTCTTTCCATTCATTTGCATCTCTATAATATAAAATCTCTTCATCTTCAGCATAAACAACTAAACCTTCAATACCTGTAGGCGCTGCAGAAAGTGTTGAGTAACTTCTTATACCATATCCACCACCAACACTTAGCTCTTTCCATTCTCCACTATCTGCATAATATAATTTTTCTTCATCTTCAGCATAAACAACTCTGCCTTCATCACCAGAAGTATAGGTTGGTAGTGTGGATAATATTGTAGCACCAGCACTTGACCATCCAAATGCTGTACCTACATACATTGTATCTGTATCCTCATCATATAATATTCTACCTTCATCAACTGCTTGCCATGTAGGTAGTCCAGATACTCTTTGAATCTTTAATTTACCACGCATATCAACATTATGGAATTTCATTTTTTCATAACCCCTTTAGATTTTTACTTGTTTTGGAGTCCTCAGTCTGTGCTTATGGTTCAAAAGAGGCGAGTGATAAACCATAGCCAGTGACAAGAAGTATCACTGTCAGAACCTAAGAACTATCTACTGTTATTTATATAAAAAAGGCCATCCATAAAAATTATATGGATGGCCTTATTACATTAATACTATTAGAATCCTATTATTACTACTCTTCCTGATACTTCATCCGTACCAAAATCAATATATACTTGATCATTACTATTAGCTTTTACTTGATCAGGAACAATTACTTCTGCATCTGCTCCTGTACCATTCCAACATTGTACTATAATATCATAAGTTGATAAATTATGATCAACCGTCCACGAAGTTGCTGCTGCTGTTACAGTTTCACTATGTGTAATTGTGGTTGCGTTAGCATCAACATAAGTTTTAACTGCTTGTTCTGTTGGTACTGCATTATCAGAATCACCTGCTAGTGTTCCGTCCGTAGAGAACTCACTAACTCTTGTACCAGCTGTAAATGAAAGACCACTTGCATTCCAAGTAGCTATATCAGAACCATCTGCTGATACTGTTATTGTTCCTGTACCTGTATCATCTACAAATACTCCAGAGTCACCTTCATAGATACTATTTACAGAAAGTCCGGCCAATTCATTATCAACATAAGCTTTTACTGCTTGTTCTGTTGGAACAGCGTCATCAGAATCGCCTGCTAGTGTATCATCTGTAGAGAACTCATTTATTGATGTACCATTTGTTAGAATTAATGTACTTAGTGATAGTGCTGTACTCTTATCTGTCAACTCAGTTTCAGTAAAATACCTATTATCTAATTGACCATTATCAAGTTCTGTTTCTGTATAATATCTATCATCATGATTATGAACTGAGTCTGCATAAGCTGTATGAGTATGTCCTGGATCACTTCCACTTGTTACATTAGCTCCTTCAACTGTTGTTGCTGACATGGTTCCGACTACATTTACACCACTATTTGTTGTATTAAGTTTTTTAGAACCATTATAATATATCTCTACTTGCTGATTAGCAACAAATCCTATTGCTGTCTTAGAGTTACCTCTCAAATAGAAAGCCTCTCCATCAGCACTGTCAATATAATTATGGGTACCATCATGATAAAGGATAAGATCGGAATCTGAACCTAACCGTACTTCGTTATTATCATCCCAAGTAGTATTGGCAGATACAGAATCATCCAAATCTGACCTTAAAAAACTAGTTGAATCTAAATTATCAAGTTTATCAGAATCAGCTGCTTTATCTCCAATTCCAAGATAAGTAGAATCATGGTTATGTAATGATGTTTCACCACCATCAGTCAAATTATTATATTCTGTTTGTGTCAAATGGTAATAATTTGATGAATTAAGATCAGATAAATTAGTATGGTTAACAGTAGAACCAAGTTTTACCCAATTAGAACCATTATACGTATATTGTATATCTTCATCTTCAACCCAAGTTGCCATACCTTCACTTGCTGAAGTTTCTACCCATGTGGTTCCATCCCATTCATAGATGTTATTTTCTGTCCAACCACCAGCTGTAGAGGTTGCTATATATCTATTTCCTGTTACTTCTGATGCTGAACCTTCATCAGTTCTATCTAACACACTATCTTGCCAATCAAGACCTTGTACTAAACCATCAACATAGGATTTTGTGGTCAAATGTCCATCAGAAGTTGGTGAAATACCTGCTATTGTACCTGTAAATGCTCTTGTACCATCAACACGAATATATTGTGTATGATCATCATTTCCAAGGTTAGAAATTGAACTATGGTCAATTCCACTATCTTTTACTGTTACAGCTCCACCACTTACTTCAAAGTCGCTTGTATCAAATGATGCTATACCCTTTGTGGTTGTTGTTGCATCAATATAGATACCACTATCTAGTTGGTTAGCTGCTACTCTTTCATAGCTTGTACCATCAGGCATATCATCCAAGTTAACTTGTCCTGCACCTGAACCCCAATCAATATGACTATCTTTTACAGTGTCATTAGCATCCTGAATTGCTCCAACTTCTGAATAAGTTAAAGCATCTGCATAAGTCTTAACTGCCTTTTCTGTTGGTACTGCATTATCAGAATCATCTGCTAATGTTCCATCTGTTGAGAACTCATTAATATTTGTTCCAGAAGACATTGTAAGACCATTGGCATTCCATGTTCCAACAATATTTCCGTCTGCCGATACTGTTATTGTTCCTGTTCCAGAATCATCCACAAATACTCCAGAGTCAACTTCATAGATACTATTTACAGATAGACCAGCTAATTCATTATCTACATAAGCCTTTACTGCTTGTTCTGTTGGTACTACTGAATCAGAATCACCTGCTAATGTATCATCTGTTGAAAATTCATCTATTGTAACACCATTGACTAATCCTACTGCACTTAGTGCTAAGGTCAAAGAATTATTTGTTAATTCGGTCTCAGTAAAGTACATATCATCATGTGTATGTGTTGAAACTTCACCTGTAAGACCAAGATTAGTTCTTGCGGTTGCTGCATCATCCAAGTCACTAAGATTATTAGCTTTTTGAAGATACCTATTATCACTTTCAGTCTCAGTAAAGTACATTCCATTGTGGCTATGTAGTGATGTATCACCACCACCAGTAAGTCCTGTATGTTGTGAGCTTGTTAAGTGATAATATTCGGTAGGAGTACCACCTTGGATACCACTCAAGTTATTATGTGTAGAAGTAGAACCGAACGATACCCAACTTACATTGTTATATGTATATTGTACATCTTCATCTTCTACCCAACAAGCCATACCTTCACTTTTTATTGTAAAATTCCATGATGAACCGTCATATTCTGCTATATCATTTTCATGGCCAGCCCAATCACCTGTAGGACTTGAACCAATGATATATCTATCACCAGCAGTTGCTCCTCCTGAAGGCGGAGAAGTAAGGTCTTTATCTAATACACTATCTTGCCAATCAAGACCTTGGACCTTACCATCAACATATTCTTTTACTGCTTGTTCTGTAGGTAAGGCATCATTAGAATTATCTCCTAAAGTTGTATCAGTAGAAAACTCATTAACCCAAGTACCATTGGCTAGTCTCATACCATTTGGACCAACTTGTGCTCTCCAAGTACCATTGGTTACAATACCAAGAATATCACTTCCTGCATCATAAAGTCCAGTAACACTAGAACCAACACCAACACTAGGATTACTTTCCGTACCGGATATACCTGATGCTATACCATAACCATTAAACTCACCTGTTTTAACTCCGTCAGAAACAAGACCTACTCTACCACTAGATATTCTATAAAGACCTGTATCATCGTTATCGGTAAATGCTAGACCAGGTGAACCTATAGTACCATCACCAAAATGAATACTACCTGATGTTTCTAGATTCTCTGTTGTATCCTTCCAGTTAATATGTTCATCTGTATCATAATTTGTTAAACTATCATGGTCAATATCAGTAGTCAAATTATGTGTATTTGTTAAACTATCATGGTCAATATCAGTGGTCAAATTATGTGTATTTGTTAAACTATCATGGTCAATTCCACTATCTTCTATTGTTACATGTCCAGATGATAAATTGAAATCACTTGATTCAAATGAAGCAACACCTTTATTAGCAGAACCTGCTCCTTCTGCTGCATCTTCTGTATCAATAGTTAGAGTATCAGAACCATCTTCATATGTTAAGTCTATTCCCTCTCCTGCTACGAGAAGGTTATTTACTCTATCATCAACCTTTTCATCTGTATAATATTCATTTGTACCTTCAGGTATATCAGATGTATCAACTTGTCCTGCACCTGAACCCCAATCAATATGACTATCTTTTACAGTGTCATTAGCATCCTGAATTGCTCCTGCATCTGAATAGTCTATATTATGTGGATTACCTGTTGTGTTTCCAACGTGAGTATCAAGAGTACTACCATCTGCTGAAACATCTCTACCATCAACAGTTCCTTCCGTAGTAATGTTACCACTTGCACCATCAATTCTTGCAACTTCTGTACTGCCGGCATCAGAATATACTGCTAAATCTGCTCCATCATGTAAATTAGCCGTAGAAGTCTCACCACCAAGTAAAAAATATTGTGTATGATCATCATCTCCAAGACCTTGGAGTTGACCATGGTCCATGGTACTACCAAATCTTACCCAATTTGAACCATTATAAACATACAGAATATTTTCATCTTCAACCCAAGTTGCCATACCTTCGTTTTTAGCAGTGAAGTCCCATCCGGAACCATTATACTCGGCAATATTTCCATCTTGTCCGTTCCAGTCACCTGTGGCACTAGGAGCAACAATATATCTATCTCCTGTTGATTCACCACCTGGTGGTGCTGTCAAATCTTGGTCAATTACTGAATCTTGCCAATCAAGTCCTTGTGCTACTGAATCTACATAAGATTTTCTTGCGGCATCGTTACTTGAGGAAGGACTTCCTAGGTTAGTTATTTTATTACCGTCAGCATTTAAATCGGAGCCTAATATTGCTCCACTATCTAAATCAACATTATCATTAAAAATAACTCCTCCACTTACTGCTGTTGAAGAAGCACTTACGGATAATGATGATCCGTCAAATTTAAGTTTGGCGTCATCTGAATCACCAAAGGTAACTTGTTGGTTATCTTTTAGTTTCAGATCACCACTTCTAAATTTAGCCATATCTTTACCTCCATCTAGATACTAGACCGCCTATCCGCATGTACGGATAGGCCGAGTCAAGATCGCTATTTCCTTATTTTATTTTTAATCGTGTTCTGCTCTCCATTCTAATACATAGTTACCTGAATCCATTTCACCAGAAAATGTCATGGTGAATCCACTAGCATCTTTAGATGAGATTATATAACTATATATTGAAGGAGGAGAATCACTTGTGTTTGTCAAAGTACCAACTAATGTATAATTAGCATCTGAAAATGCTGTACCAAAAGTAACCGATACATCTGAATCATTTAGACTCAATGACTCCCTACCTTTCCTTACATTAGAAGGATTAACAGTGTTATTATCTACGTATTCTTTTATTGCATATTCAGTTACACATGCAGCAGTGCTAGCTGAAGAAAGAGTGGTGTCATTAGATATTTCTGAAATAGGGTCACCACTTTGTAATATCAGGTTGCCAACTATCTCTACATCTTGACCTGAATTACCAAGATTAAGTTTACCTGATGTTCCAGCTCTTACAGTTATATCTTGACCTGAATCACTTTGAATTAGTATATTACCACCATCTTCTTGTAGTAATTCAGTATTGTTTACCCATAATGAACCTGCACCAGTATGAACTTCTTCAGCCCATAAATGAGCTAGTCTTTGTCCAGATGCTCCAATGCTATGTACTGAAACATTACCCGAACCACCTGTCATATCAGGTAGGATGTCAGACTTAATATCAAGTCCACTACTATCCCACCTTGCAACTTCACTACCGTCAACTTCTACTGCTATATAACCTGAACCAGTATCAACAACTTCAACTTTTGAATCGCCTTCAGTTATCTTATCTGCTCCACCTGTAACTGTTGAATCTACATAATCTTTTGTAGCTAAATGGTTGTTTAAAGTAGGTGTGGAACCACTCACAGGCTGAGAATATGAACCATTCTGAAAATGTCCTGAACCCCAGCGTTTGCTAAGTGTACCAATCCCACCTTCACCATTAACTCTAGGGACGATACTTCTTGTTGACATTTATTTTCCTCCCAACCTGTATTAAGTTAATTCTACTTTTACTTGATCTCCAGAACCTCTCCTGAAAATTATGTATACTTTATTGCTATCGTTAGTATCTATCCACATAGCCAACTTGTTATCTGTATCTAATGTTGGTTCTGAATCCTGTGAATATACTATAATAGTCAATTCACCACCTACATTCATGTCACCACTAAAATTACCTTTTTTCCATCTTTTAGTTGCTGTACCAATTTCACCTTCGGTATCATTTCTTGGTACAAAGTTTCTTGTAGGCATATTTTATCTCCTTTATACAAATGATCCGCCATTTACTCTTTCTAATTTAGGCATCACATTACCGTCGTCATCAATTTCAAAATCAGCGTCTATTTCACCATCTTCAGTTAATGTTATCTCGTCTGGATTATTAACCAAGTCAATGTCAAATATAAATTTAGAGCCACTAAATGGCATAAGATTATCATCTTCATCGGTCTCAAATAAATCTGCTTCTAATGATAATTCATCTACATAATTTTTTGTTGCAGCATCAAATGATCCGGAGGGTGTATTCAAATTGGTTAAATTATATCCACCCATTGATTGATTAGCTTCAAAATCTCTAGAACCATCCTTCAATATAGCACCACTCGTTTCCTCTGTTACAAGGTTATCTACATAATCTTTATTTGTTAAATGATCACTAGCGGTGGGTGCTACTGAGGATAAAATGTTTCCATCGTTATATTGTAGGTTATTATTAGATAATAAGTTCCAGCTAGTAGATAAAAGAGACTTACCAAGACCGTTGCCAACATAGAGGCGCTTTGTATCTGTAGTAAATGCCATTTCACCTAAACTAAGTGAGCCGGCATCTAATTGTGACTGCGTACCTCTTTTTATCTTTATTATTTGGGCCATAATTAGTTTCTCCTGGAAAAGGTACTCCCCTACAATAGAGGAGTACCTTATTTCTAGAATTTACTTATTAGCTAAATGAACCACCATCAACGGTGTCAACATATATTCTATAATCATTAGAACTATCAAGTTTGATGCTTGCATCATCAATCTTGAGATTGAGACCACCAGAACCTCTATAAAGTGGGTTATTATTTGCAACATCTCCACTTGTTCTCTGTGTGGTATCCATGGCAGCTCTCATATTATCGCTACCATCATCTTCAAGACCATCACCTGCAAAGTCATCAGGTTCAACCTTCAACTCATTACCAACAAGTTTAATACCGCCGTTGGCTACTAAGTCGGCCCTAAAGTCATCACCAACTCTTTCAACACCAAGACTTGCTGTTAGTGTTGAACTACCTGTACTAGATATAGCAACTATATCACCACTAGCATCTGTTGTTATTGTAATATCTTGACCTGCGGAAAGTGTTAATGTATCTGCTGTAGTATCTGCTACTACATCACTCTCACCCGCAACAGATATAGTTTTAAATGAATATGTAGATTCTTGTGCTGCTTCTAGTTCTTCAAGTGCGTCTTGGACGTTGGTTGCTGAACCATTATAAGTTCCACCAGAATCCATTGGTACGCTAGTTGCATCAACTTGATTAGAACCTGAACCCCAATCAATCAATGTTTCATCAATACCATCTGTTACTAGAGAAGCTAGACCTGAAGTTACTGAGAAATGATTACTATCGAATTGTACAATACCTTTATCAGCTGTTGAAGCGTCAATATAATCACCACCAGTTACTTGGTCTGCGTTCAATCTTGCATAATTTGTACCATCAGGTACATCATCCAAATCAACTTGGTCCGCGCCTGTGCCCCAATTTATCATGGAGTCAGTAATACCATCTGCTTTTACTCTAATTTGACCAGAACCGTCAAATTCAAGACCACCAGTTGTTCCATCATCCAAGTTTACTTGAATATCACCCCAGTTACTACCGCCAGAGGTTGTAAGACCTTTAGTTTGGTCAATAAGGTCAGACTCAACAACTCTCATTTCATCGTTACTAATATCAATACCAAGTCCTGTACCTGTACTTACATATAGTGTATTACCAGTCTTTTTAAGACCGTCACCAGCTGTAATCTGACCGGCACCAGTAAACTGTATCCATGCTGAGGTATCATCGTCATAAGTCCAACCACTATCCTCAAGAACATCAAGGGAACCATTTCTTGTTAGAAGTGCCCAGTTAGCTGAAGGACTTATTGATGTCCAAGCTGAACCATCATATTCATAAATTTTATGATCTGGTGTATATGTACCAGAATTACCTGTTGTATCACTACCTGTTTTTGTAAACAAGTATCTATCATCTGCTGAAGGAGCTGTAGTCAAAGACCATCCAGAACTATATACATATAGTGTATCATCAGCAGTATTCAAACAATATTCATTATCTTCCCCTGTACCTGCAGGAGCTCCTGAATCTGTTTTTACATAATGTATAATGTAATCTACAGGATCTTTCCAGTAAAGACCACTTACTAAACTATCAACATAAGTTTTATTTACTGCATCTGTACCAAGGCTAGGTGCTACTAAACTAGCAATTTTATTACCATTCATGTTTAGGTCACCTGTCAAGGCTCTTGTACCATCTGCATATAGATAATCACTTGCGAGTTTTGTGTCAGCGATACTACCTGCCAACATATCATTTGTTACACCACCATTCTTTACATAAAGTTGGTCGCCTGTAACACCAATAGATGAATCATCATATTTTACATCTACATCGTCGGCATTAACATTGATAGCTGTACCTGCTCCTACTGCTAGAACACCATTAGTATGTGTAAGACCATCACCTGCTACTGCTGCTTCCAAACGAATACCTGTAGTACTATTATGTTCTAAACCACCGTTAGGGTCAAGATTTACTCTGATATTATTTGAATCTTCAGTTAAACCGTTAGCTGTATCAATAAAATCTGTTACATTTACGTCCACAGCGTCAGAATTGATCTCTAAACCATCACCTGTATTAACTGCAAATACATTAGTAGAAGGTTCTATTAGACCGTCACCAGCTGAAAGCGATTGTGTTGATGCTGTGATTTCGGAATCAATCTTACTAGCTGACCAAAGATCAGTAACACCTGTTCCACTATCATTGATTTCCCTATGCTTATCAGCATCATCAATATGAGTTCTAGCCTGACTGGCTGTAACAACATCTGAACCATCGTTAATTTGTGTTACTCTACCAGAAGAATCAACTTCTGTCGCTGCTACTCTCTGAAAATTTGTACCATCAGGTACATCATCAAGATCACCAGACAAATCAGAAATTTGATTAACTCCTACTTTTGACCATGCTGATCCATCATCAATATACATATCTCCAGCGTTATCACCTGAAGTTATGAATATTAATCTACCGGCTACATTTGCACCACCAGTTAGTGTTTGGAACTCTGTCCAAGTTCTCAAATAAGCTTTACCAACTAAGTGATGACTACTACCGTCACCAACATATACTTCATCGGTATCAGTAGTATAACCAATTTCACCTTCAGATAGGGTGATAGAATCTAATGCTGTTTTAGTACCTCTTCTAATCTGAATTTTTTGTGACATTACTTCTTCCTCCTATTTTAATTTAAAAATATCCTATCCACTTTCTTTACTCCTCCTATTTATTAAAAACTACCTCCGTCTATATTTTTAACGGTATCGGCTAACTCATCTAGTGCCTCTCTTACGTCATCTGGTGTATCTGGATCACCATCTGCATCCCAGTCACCATCATCTATAGGATCATAAGATACATCTCTAGCCGCATCACTTCTAAATATATCTACTTTATTATATTTTTTATTATCTATAATAATATCAAATTTTTGAACAGAATCATAATCTTCCGGGTCAAACCATACTTCGAAATATCCATATTCATCAGTTTCAACTTGTGGTGATGCACTAGTGGGAGTACCACCTGTTTCTTGATTATAAACTGTTGCAGGTGTTGAAGTATCAGCCAAATACATTTTTATAGGCTCTCCCTCTACAACATTACCAAAATTATCTCTTGTTCTTCCTCTAAAGACTAATCTCATTTATATATTTTCCCATTCTTTGAATCCATCAAGCATGTATATATACTCTAGCAGAACCCTATAGATTTCATACCTCTCATCATATTCTTCTAAAGTAAATTGCAGCCTAGTTGATGTGTTTTCAAATTGTAAAATTGTTGATGTGTTTTCAAATTGTAGCATATTATAATTCCAATACTAATAAATCTGTTTTATGTTTGAATTTATACATATACCTTCTTATAGACCATAATATTTCATACTCACCAGGATTACCAGTGACTTTGGTTCCTATATATACATATATTTTATTTTCATCTATCATACAATTTTGAGTATCAATGATTTCACCGATTGAATCAAAAATTTCTACTACGGCTGCAGAAGGAGGATAAGGTTGGTTTAAATGATCATGTATGGTTATTTCAAGTGCCCTTTTCTCACCAACATACATGGTATGGCTTGTGTTCATATCTATACCCTCCTACCTTTTCTTCTACCCATAACGCTCTTAAACTTATCAAGTAATGATCTTTTTATTTTCTTACTGAAATCTTTTGACCATGTTGATACTATTGCCTTTTCCATATCTTCAAAAGGAATTTCTCTTAGCTTGGTAATATAGTAATTAGGTTTGAAAAAATATCTACGTACAGCATGTTTAAGATAAGGATATCTTCTAACACATAATTCCCAAGTAAATCTTGTATTACCATTAGTTCTTTGAAATGTTTCTACCCAATCTTGTGCAAATTGTCTTCTTTGAGTTCTAGGTACATATGTGAAATTTATAGCTTGAAAGAATCTCCATTGATGTCCTGTATTAGGATGATTACCATCAAGAGCATACATTATTATTACAGTTGGTGTTGGGTCATTCTCCCAACTTTTATACTTGAAAGTGTAGATATGGCCTGATTTTACCGTTACACCCGAATGTCTCTTTGAATATAATCTTCTAATAGGCATTATCTTCTCTTCCTGAATAGTTCTTTTTCTGTAAGTATCTTCCAAACATATCCAAATTTTTTACAGTAATCTTCTGCTGCCTTCCACTTAGCCTTATTAGTTAGATATGTTGTTTGTTCATACATTCTTGTTTTCTCAGATTTTCTTTTTGTTGATTTGGGAGCAATAGTTTCCTTATAGGGTTTAACCTCTATAAGGAATTTTACAAATTTGTTCCTACTTGTTTTATATTTTATGGTGAAATCTGGATAATATCTTCTTGTCTTTTGTTTAACAGGATCATAGTAAGGAATATATATACTCTCGCTTGACCAACTTACTACTTTTTGATTTGAATCACACCATTGACAATACATTCTTTCCCATTCTGATCTATATACTATTGGATATCTTCCCTTATATTTCTCTGGAAATCTTGGTACAAATTCTCCTCTTTTCTTACTATTCCTGCTTTTTATATAAGACATTTTACATTTATTGACTTCCTATTTGAGACTTTCTCCGTCTCATTGATATTTTTCTACTTCTTTTTATTTGAGTTTTCTTGGTTTTTCTTTTCCTTGCAGCTCTTATAGCTCCTTTCTTTCTCTTCAGCTTCTCTGCTGATTTCATTCTGACGCATCTACCATCAACAGCTCTATAACCAGGCCTACATATGACTTTTCTTCTCTTTTTACCACCCCTGATTACTCTCTTTCTTCTAACTTCTGAAACCTCATCTTCTTCATCTGATATTTCTAAATCTTCAATTATACCTAAAATTTTCTCTAATTGATCATCTGAAAGCGCTTCAGGGTCTAAATCAGCTATAAATTCCAACATATTTTCAAATATCTTTTCATTATAATCAACATCCATATTTTTGATTATATTAGAATCTAAGCCTAATAATTTGCTATTCATTATAGTAGGCCTCCTTCTTTCAATCTTTCCACTATATCGTTCAACCTCTTATCCTTTATCTTTTTTATATTTTTCGGGTCTTCTAATATTTTTTCCATTATCTCTTCTTCAGTATAGACCTCATCATTCATAACCTTATCATTATGTTCTATTTCTTTAGTAAATTTGTCTATACTTTCCAATAAATCCATATCTTATTTCCTTAATATGTAAGAGTCTTTAGTTTTTCTCTAACCTCATCAAATTTTTTCATTTCTTTCCTAGAAAGCTTGTTATTTGTTATATACTTATCTAATATATCAGTAGCTTCTTTAGAATTTTTACTAACAGAAGCTAAAGTTAATGCTATCTTCTTAGCATTTTGATTAAAGAAACCTTCAGGTGGTCTCCATTTGCCCTCATTAACGAGTATATGGTCTATTTTTTCTATTATATCTTTCATATCTATATCCTTATGAATAGTGGTATATCTCTTTTTGCTTTAGCCTTCCACATTTTATCTCTCTGTGGTTCAATTAGTTGTACACCTTTATCTCTTGTTACACAAATATTAATAGCATGTTCTAAATCCTTACCTGCAAATCTAACACCCCATACTTGTCCAAAGGCCCATGCAAATCTTTCTTTTTCAGGAATTTTATTCAAGTTCTTATATCGTTCTTCAACAATATAAGCATGTAACACAAGAGCAAAATCATCACAGTCGAATATTGACCTTTGCCATTTGTACTTTTCAAATGCTGATTCCTTCAAATACTTTCTTACTTCTTTTTTCTTTGGCAACCAGTAGAATTCATCTGGCATTACAAAATTTCTGAAGTTGGGCCATACTCTATTAATCTCTCTTGCTACATCAATATGTGTAACTTTCATATTATGAACCGGCTCTCATCATATTGATTCCTATTTGTACAGCATCTTCTGTATCCTTAGGATTCTTTTTCTTTACAGCATTAATAAGTTTGTCAATAATACTGGTATCAGCTTTACCGTGAATATCTTCAGCAGCATCTACCATTGCTTTTTTGACACCATTCCAATCAATTCCTTCTTCCCTAATAAGGAAAAGATCAATTCTCTCTAGCAGTTTCTTACTCATTATTAAAACCTCCTTAGTTATATAGCAAATGGATTTCTTCTTGCTCCTTCTTTTTCATATTCTTCTGGATTTGTTTCTCTCCATTTATTCCAAGCTCTAACGAACTTACCACTCATTAGAAGTATCCAGAATATTGCATATATTAGTATTATTCTACCGCTTCCACCTGCTCCCTGTATCACTTTATCTAATTCCATCCAACATTTCAATGCTGGGTAGAAAGCTAAAGTTGGGAAAGCTTCCTGTTTAAGCAAATCCCAGTAATGTGAAAAATCTTCTTTCAATGTACCTACTTGTTTAGGTCTACCTTTACTTATCTCTTCAAGACTTCTATAATTAGTTTTGAAATATTTATTGATAATCCTTAGAGCTTTATCCTCTAAGTTATTATCCTTCAATATATCAACAAGCTTCTTCCATTCTTTTTGGAACATGCTCTTTATAGTATTGAAAGGTTTGTTAGCTATTCTTTTTAAGTCCTTAGCAACATTACCTTCGTTTAGTATCCGTTCACCTTCTAAGTAGGTTTCAAAATTCATTATCTCTCCTCTTTTTCCATCTTCACACTAATATTTATATTTTTAGTCTTTTTATCTGATAATTCTAATCGTATAGATGGTTTTATTTCTTTATTTTCCTCTATAAATTTAACCTCTACCGATTTATTAACTTCCCTATCTTCTTTCAATACCGCTTTTATTGAATATGTTTCTCCAATTAAATCATAATCAACATGTAAAAGTTCTTGTATTCTATCATCAGGAAGTACAAATACCCTTGCTGTTCCTCTATCTTCTAATGAAAAACGGTTTAGTTCTGGTATATCAAATACTATATTTTCACCATCCATATTGCTATAATTGAAATGTGCATATCCTTCACCTAGCAAAGGAAATAAAATATAAGCATCAAGTGTTTTCTTTACATTTAATAGAGTTACTCCGATAGATAATGAAAATCTCTTATTTGTTGGTAATCTTCTCATTAATCCTCATCAACTAAATCTATTTTTATTTTTGGTATATTATTCTTCTTCGCTTCGTTTATTCTTATTTTATTATCATAGTAAACAATGGGCCTTCTTTTCGGTTCAAACCAATCACCACCACTAAGGTCTCTAGGTAATGAACCTGTATCTCTTCTTCTACATATCATTCCTTTTGTAGCTAAACTTATAGCACTCATACTTTAACCACCTTATAAGAAGTCATTGTGGTAGCATTTGACCACGTTGCTGTGACTTGATATGTAGCAATAACGCTATTATTAGAACCAACATCTGCTGAGTTAGAGTATATTCTTATTCTTCCAGAGGTCATATTATCATTACTATCCAATACTATTTGATCTAAATAATAGTTCTCCTGCATAAGACCAAGAGCACGTGTTATCTCAACAGCGACAGAATCTATATCATTATCATATACTTTGGTTTCTCCTGCTTTACCCCATGGAAAATAATCATCATTATATAGAACTAGAAACCATTTGCCCTTTGAAATAGGAGTATATGATGCTCTGTAACCTCCACTTGTCATTTCAGTTATAGTAACATTTACAGTTGAGCTAACTTCACTACCACTAGGATCAAAAATGTTATAAGTAAAATCGCTAGCCGATAAAGAGGGTACAGGAGTATTATCGTAATCAACCACTGTAAAGTTTTCATATACTATTTCACCTACACGTGCAGACATGATTTATATCCTTTTATAATCTTAAATTTACGATCTTCAAACACTACATACGAGTTGTTTTCTATCCAATCACCGCAATTTATATAAACTATATTATTGTTTTGGAGTATTCTAGGACAATGTGTATGTCCTGACACCACAAAATCATAATCCTTCTGATATTTGTTTATCATCTCTACATCTATATCATCAACCAAATCATAATAATAAGACTTATTTGATTTATTACTTACAGAGTGATAAATTTTCTTGAACCATCTTCTCAAATTCAATCCAAATCTTTCACATATCCAATATATTATGAAGAATAATTTAGCTAAGAAACTATACTTAATTATAAGGTCATCAAATTGGTGACCATGTATAAGAATATACTTATCACCATTTATATCCATCTTTAATTTATCATATATTCTACATTTAGGAAATATTTTCTTTAGTTCTTTTATTGTTGGATCATGGTTTCCTCTGATTATATATACAGGTATTAGTTTAGATACCATATTTATAGAAGATATTATCATACCATTTCTTCTGTCTTTTATTATATCTTCTAAATCGTCTTCCCAAACATCTATTATATCACCTATTAGAAACATGTTATCACATTTTTCTACTATAGCATCTAACAAGTCATCATGATTTTTCTGTAAAGGACTTCCTAGATGTATATCAGATATGAATATGTGCTTAGCCATTTTTACTCCATATAGTCATAAATATTTCCGACTTTTTTATATCATCAGGTGATACCCACTTTCCATTAGACCTCTTTATTCCTGGATAATCGTAACAAAAGTCTACTAATTCAGTACAACTAAATTTTACAGAATCATCAAAATCAAACTCATAATCGTATTGTATTTTATCTATATATTTCATTTTTGCTTGTGCTACTGCTTTATCTCTTCTGATAGGAGCATCTTCACCAATGAATCTTAGAACTTCAATATCATCACAATCCATGAATGTTAGAATATCATTTTTCTCTATACCGTTACCCCTCATCTCTATAACTTCATCTTTACTTGTGCATATGGAAGCATGTGAAAAGTAACCTGGTATACCAATGTTGGTAATAAAACCATCATGTCTATTAAGTAAAATATCACCAGGTTCAATTACATTAAGTATTTCTCTTTGGTGGTAACCCTTAATACCGTTTTTTGTATCACCACCTAATATAATAAAGAAAGGATACTTATATACTTTCATGTTTGCTATTAGTTCTATTGATTTCCTTTTCATATTATATAATAATGACATTATATTGTTTTCTCCCTAAACATAGTTAATATCATAGCAGCTGACCATTCATGATCTTCACCAAATGTTCTACATATCAATTTCATCCTCATACCATGTCCCATCATATCAGCATCTGCTGTTTGCAGTCTTTGAAAACCACTACCCAATAATGGTAACTTATTAGCAAATTTTACTAATGGTATCTCAGTTGCAAACATATTAAATAATCCATCACCATTAGGAGCAGGTGTTATATTTTCAAATTTACCTTCATCAGTATTCCAATCAGCATTCCAATAAGCTGAATCTCTTAAACCTGTATCACTACTAATTGGCATATATACTAAACCACCATCTGGTTGTGTTATATCTGAAGTTACTTCTATAGTACCATCTGCTGCTGCTGGTACTATTAGATAACCGTTATATAAATTATAATACGTTTCTACAGAAGACTCAACATTTACCGATCTTGTAACAATTTCAAAGTCTAGTTGATCAAAAACGGCATCTTTCCACGTTACATAACCTTCATGTACCCATGTTTCATTACTTATTGTATTAAAATCTATATACTCTACTTGTTCTAAAGAGTCACCTATTTCATGGTGTATAGATAATAAGTTACCACCACCAATATCGGTTATATCTGAATGGTTATCTCCTGCACCAGTAAAGTATGTTTTAGTTCCTATTGGTCTTGATGTTTCATGGACAACATGTTTACCTGAATTATCTGTCGGTACTCCTATTGTTACTTCTCCTATTAGAGAACTACATAACCTTATACCATCAGATGGATTTAAATCGTTAATACCGTCGTTTATTATTACTACTCCACTTGATATCTTATCCACCAGATCATTTGAATTAGCAATTTCTCTTTTAGGTATATCAAGTGTTAAGTTTATAGAACCTGTTGGAGGTAAGCTTACTGAAATATCATTTATATTAACTATGGTACTTGTAGAATTTTTAGCTATTACTGACATATTTTACTCCTTTTCATCCATTATATCTTGTGCATTACTAAAAAGTGATAAAGTTTTTAACCATTTATAACTTTGAGTTAAAATATTATTACCATGTATTTCTAGTGCATCAGGATGTAAAAAGGTTCTAAAATCTGAACCGGTACATTTATATGATATTCTTATTACTTCTGGTTTCTTATTCAATCTTGCTTGTTGATCTTTATACACAAATACTGATACTCTAGCACTACCTTGTTCATTTACTTTGTTAATATAATTTATCTCACATACTTTTATATAAGCATTATCCATTTGTATACCGTTTTCTAATGTTATATCTTTCTTTAAAGCCATATTTCTTCTCCTATCACATTCTCTCCATTAATAGCCAACTTTCACCACTTATTGTATCACAATCACTAAAGTCATCACCTTCTCTATTTGCCATTATCTCTATATAATCACCATCACTCAAATCAACTAAAAATGTTGCTCCATTTGTTCCATTATCATGATCACTATTTCTTACATATGAATATGAAGTAGAAGGTACAATTCTAGTTGAACCGTTTTTCCTTGCATAACATCTTATATTTTTTCTACTACTATCTTGTGAATCATAAGATATGTTATATGTAACCTTATATGTGGCCGTTTGATTAACATATACTCTTGAAGCATTTGAGGAGGTACTATGTGTATAATCACTTCCTTTATGAGTTTCATTATCAAATGGAATAGGCGCTGCAGTAGAATTATTTACATCTATACCACCTGTTCCATCAAATACCTGTAACAAATTTGCTGTAGAAGATGCTGAATTTACATTCACTGTTACTTGACCTCCGCCATTATCTGTAACAGTAACATCTCCTGTCATATTCAGAGTATCTATATTGTATGCTTTTGGAGTTTCATCTTCCCAAACATCTACGGTTGTACCACCTGGGTCACCTCTTTCACCTTTTCTAGTTTTTAGGCTTTGTATTGATAATATTGAGTCTTGAACAAGTGTTGTAGTATTACCATATTGTTCCCTACTAGCTTGTAAAGTTATGTGATCACCAGCTGTCAATTCTACTATAAAACATAAAGTTAATGAATGTGTTTCTCCTTCATAGAAATCTCCAAAACCCTGACTACCGTTGATAACAGTACTATCATTTACCACTACTCTTGAATAAACTTCAGTTCTACTACTTCCACCATAATCAACATCAGCATTTATATTATAATTTATTATATAAGGTCCTGATTCTTTTATATTTATTCTATCATCATTAGTGTTGTCATGTTCTAGTATTTCAGTATCAATTTCCACATCAGTGATATTGAAACCTACATCTTGCCAGTTAGAATCTAAAGTAAGATTAGTATCTTTTCTAGCTTGAACACATGGTTGATATGCACTGGCTCCAGAAGTCTGTAAACTATCAAGAGTCTCTAGTGCCGCTTGAACATTTGAATCACTAGGACCAAGATTATTACTAAAGTTAGATGTATCAACTGTTACAGCTGAGGCTGGAGGAGTATCAAAATAATCATCTTCATCATCTTGCCATTCAGATAAAATATTAATATGCTTCAAACCATTTTCTATTGATAAATCACTGGTACCATCATTAATAACAATGGTACCAGCAGATACTAAATTTACCAAATCTTTTGAACTTGATATATCAACAAAATCAAAAGTATCTGTGAGGTTCCTTTGACCCAAGGAAAGTTTTACAACAACACCCAAGTCTTCTATAGTCACATCACCAGAACTTACATTTTTTGCAATTACGATGTTTGACACATTGATTCTCCTATATTAAGCTCTCCAAGCTATTTCTACCATAACTATCGGATCTTCAACATTACTATCTGAATCTAACCAAGCTTGTAGAAAATCTCCAGCTGATATATCTGTATCTATAGTTGAAGATGTATCATGTGCACCAACCTGACCGTTCATAACTTGTAATGATTCTATATTTGTTGCAACATCATTTTTTCTAACGTAGAAAGTTGCGTTTCCTGCTGGTGCTGCTGCATCTAATTCAGCTGACATAGAAACTATTGTAGCATTTCTAGGTACTCTTATACCACTATTATTAGATGTCATATCACTTCCATAAAATGATAAGTATTGGTCTCGTGTATTACCTCTCTTACCAAACATCAAGAACATTCTTTGTACAGATAGCCATTTACTTCTATCAGAATCATATGCGTAAAGAATACCATTAATTACTGCTAGTTGACCTGCAGCCGAACCTGTAGAAGGTGCAGATGCTCTATCTGTTAACTCTACAGGTGCATAATTTCCACTAGTAGAGTCAAGTTTTACTGAGCCGCTATCTACTGTTATAACTCTACCTGAACCAGAACCACCATTAGCATCATAGGCAGCATCTAGAGTATATGCGCTAACATTAGCTGATAAAGTACCTAAAGTATCATCTATATCACTTATAGCTGTCTCCAAATCCCCTGTACTAATATAGTTATATGTTCCTTCAACATCAATCTCTGAAGCATCATGTTTATTGGCTCCACCATCAAGGTGAGGATTCCAATATGTTGATGCTGATGTCTCTAGAGAGTCAATTCTCGTATCTAAATTTCCAGCTGAGGTTTCTATATTTCCTAATTGAGTATCAATATCACTTATAGCTGTTTCTAGATCACCAGTACTTACATAAGTATATGTTCCTTCAACATCAATTTCAGAGGCATCATGTTTATTAGCTCCACCATCAAGGTGAGGATTCCAATAATTGGATGCTGATGTCTCTAGAGAGTCAATTCTTGTATCAAAATTTGCTGCAGATACTTCAATAGAATTGAGTTCTGTATCTATATCACTTATAGCTGTCTCCAAATCCCCTGTACTAATATAGTTATATGTTCCTTCAACATCAATCTCTGAAGCATCATGTTTATTGGCTCCACCATCAAGGTGAGGATTCCATGAACTACTGGCTGAACTTTCAAGAGAACTAATTCTTGATTCATAGTCTCCAGCTGAAGTTTCTATATTTCCTAATTCAGTGTCAATTTCACCAATAACTGTTTCCAAATCACCTGTTGTTAGATAAGTATATGTTCCTTCAACATCAATTTCTGATGCGTCATGTTTATTAGCTGTTCCATTAAGGTGAGGATTCCATGAATTACCAGCTGAAGTATATAGAGATGATAGGGAAGTATTTAAATCTCCAATAGCTGTTTCCAAGTCTGTTGGAGCACTTGGAAGATAAGTATATGTTCCTTCAACATCAATTTCTGATGCGTCATGTTTACTAGGTCCTCCATCAAAGTGATCAGTCCAATCAATATCGGCAATTTTTTGCCATGTTTGGGTTGCTTCCTGCCATACATACTGTGCTTGTTTTGTGTCACCATCATCTTTTACTAATACAGCATCGTTAGCACTTGGTGTATAAGTATGTGACCATGTTCCACTTGTTAATTCCCAAATATCTTCTTTAGAATCATTAAGATTAATAACTCTATTACCTTCTGCTGCTGATACCGATACATTCCAAGTAGAACCATCATACTTGTATAGGTGATTATCATCCGTATCAACATAGAAATCACCTGAAACGGGGCTACCAGGAGAACCAGATGCAATATCTCTAACTCTAGCCAGTACTGGGTCTCTCCATCTAGGACTACCAAACTCAGGAGTATTTGTTATGTTATTCCAATGAACATTGGAACTTCCTGAGGTTTGTAACTCTGTTTTGTTATAGTATAAATCTTCTAAATCTTTAATATTTTCTACAGTCAACCATTTTACACCATTAGCTGCTGATAGATCGGAAGTACCGTCATTAACTACCAGACCTGTCGAACTTCCTAGTGCTACTAAATCCCTTAAATCATCTGAACCTGCTATTTCTGGGTAAGTCAGCTGATCGGAAAGAGTTATTTGTGCACCATTATTGATGGTAAAACCCAAGTCTTCCACAACTTTGGATGTACCACTTACATTCTTTATGATAACTGTCCACATTGCTGCCATTATCTTTTACCTCCTCCATGCTACTTCTAATTTTAAAATTGGATAGTGTATTCTTCCACTATTGATAACCATATATGCCTGTAACCAATCATCTTTGTTAACATCTATATTTAGATTATTAGATGAATTACCATTAGAACCAATTGTTATAGTTATTGTAGCTAGGTTAGTAGATAAACCATTTCTTCTTATGTGAAAATCTGCGGTGGTAGGATTTACATGCTGTTTTACTTGAACTGATAGAGATGTTATTATCCCATCTCTTGGAATTTTCACACCTGTTGTAATAGTTTCAACACTTCCTACTGATGCTAGCCACCAACTATCTCTTAAATTTCTACTATCCATACCGAATAAATAATTATCTCTATTCACACTTAACCACTTACTTCTAGACTGGTCATAGAACCACATAATTCCATCAGAAGAAGAAAAATTCGGTATATTTTTTTGGTCAATAAGCATAATAAATTTCCATATATTACTCTGTTAGTATTTATATTATTTCATCTGTATTAATTATAAAAATAAAATATTTTATATTTAATAAATAATAGGTGAGAACTAGTTAGGAGAATAGTATGAAATTTTCAAAATTCTTAAATGAATTAGCAAATGAGAAGTATGGTAAGGGAATTACCTTTATAGATATTGATGAAACTATATTCCACACTTTCGCAAAAATCTATGTGATGAAAGATGGTAAAGTAGTAAGAAAGCTAAACAATCAAGAATTTAATACATACGAATTACAGCCTGATGAATCTTTCGATTTTAGAGAATTTAGAAACGCTAAAATGTTTAAAAAAACATCAATACCTATACCTAAGACAGTTAAAAGAATAAAAAGAATGTTACAAAATATTAAAAGAAGGGGTTCTAAGATTATATTTTTAACTGCTAGAAGTGATTTTGATAATAAGACTGAATTTCTAAGTACTTTCCAAAGACATGGTATACCAATGGCTGATATATATGTAGAGAGAGCAGGTAATAGACAAGAAGGTACAGTAGCCAAGGCTAAGAAAAATATAGTCATGGAATATCTTAACACCGGAGAATTTAGAAGAGTTAGGCTTATAGATGATGATATGACTAATTTAAAAAAGTTTCTTAGTATTGCTAAAAATATTACTCAACATATAATAGATAAAGTAAAAGATAGATATAATATAAAAGAAGGAGAAGTTGATAATATAATTGAATTTTTTGCTTTACATGTTAAAGAGAATGGAAAATTAGAGAAAATAAACTAGGAGGGAATGATGGGAAGTAAAACATGCAAATATTGTAAAATGGAGCATGTTGTATTAAATAAATTGTTAACTTCTGGTATAGACGTTTTGATAAAGAAAATAAAAGAAAATGAAGGCAAAGATAAGTTTATTCTAGAAGTTGGTGTGGCTAAAGATATAATAAAAAACTTAGATTACCTAAGAAAATTTATAACAGATTTTACATGTAATGGGGGATAATTAATGTTACAAATTTTAACGGATATATTTACTTTGATAGCTGATCCTGTTTATATAACTTTAATGATGATAATAGGTGTATTATTATTAGTTATCAGACAACTTTTCAAAATGCTTGATACTGAAAGAAATCATGTTCTTGATTATATAGAACAATTAAATGAAAACACTAACTGTTTAGGAAAGTTAACTACCTTGATAGAAATATTAGTCAACAGGAAAGAAAGACAATAATTATAGATGTAGCTTGTAGATTTGTTAATAGGAGTGTTATAGAATGATACTTAAAAAAGTAATAGAGCTTTTTAAAGAACCTCAGGAAAATGGTAAACACCTAGAAATTATTAAGAAAAGAAGTAGCAGGAATGAAAAAAAAATTAATGAACTCTTTGAAAAGGTAAATGGTGGAAAAATTAATGAGGCTGAAAAATTTTCTTGCGGAACAAAGATCAGAGCCTAATAATCCCTTCTTAATATTTGAAGCCTTAAATTTGAATGAAGAAGTATCAGATAAAACATTCAAAGTACTAAAGAGGGCGGCTAAAAAAATAGGATTTAGGCTAAAAAGATCGGATAGTTTGATGGATTATATTAAAAGAGCAGGTAGTGGTATTGAAAATCTGCTTAGATATGCAACTTTGTATGCTTTTGCAAGAGATCCTAAACAGAAGAAGGAATTTGTAGAGGATATGAGAAAATCCATGAAAACTATGAGTAAAAAGGAGGTTATCTCTTTCTTTATGCAATTAGATAGAGCAGCATTAGGTATTACTGCTATACCTAGACATGTTCTAATGAGTGTATTTGGATTAGAAATAGCTACTTATAATCAATGGATGGAAGATGTTGATTATATGAAGAAAGAGATTAAACATATAAGAAAAACTCTAAAAAGGATGGGAGATACCGAAGCTGAATTAAAAGCCTTAGATAAATTTGAGAAAAAAATATCAAAACTGGGAAAAGTATAATGAAAAAATTAGATATTACTGTGAATAAGTACTTGAGCAATAATTTATTAAACGAGAAGAATCTGAAAAGTGTTGTTGGTATGCCTATAATAACAACCAGAGCAACAAAACTAAAGGATGGTACTAAGATACCTCCAAAGACTAGAGGTGTTGTGTTTAAAGATTTAGGTGATAAAGCAATGGTAGATGTTGAATTAGTAAAGGAGTATGATGGTAAAGCTAAATCCTTTACTAAGAGGGTGGTAATGCCGAAGAAAGCGTTGGCATTAGGATAGTGGGGGATAAAAGTATATGAATATTGAAGAAAAAATGAATAAGTACTTGGATAGTGTTTCTTATAGGAGTATTAATGAAGATGGACCTATAAGTGAAAAAGGTGCGTTAAAGTTTGTTTTCAAGCTTCCAGATGAAGGTAAATTTACTGCAGAGTTCCTAGACGGTACAAAAACTACTATTGATGTTGATCCAAAAGATAAATCATCTGGTAATTATGCCTTTATAGGTAAAGACCATGGAACCATTTTTCAAACATGGTCAAAAAAACCTTCTGCTGAAGAAGCAATGGATGTTTTAGCAAGAGTAAAATCTCCTAAACATGGAAAAGGAGTAAGTGATGAAGATTAAAGAAATTGTAAAGAAATATTTAGAAGAACAAGGTACTATAACAAAAGGGGTAGCAAAAAATTATACTGGTACTAAAACTACTAGTGCATCCAAAAAATTAAAGAAGAAAGAGAAGAAGAACAGAAAATCTCTTATGTATAGGAGAAAATAGAAATGCCTTTACCAAAACCTAAGAAAGATGAAAGCAAGGATAATTTTTTGCCTCGTTGTATCTCCGAATTAAAAGATATGAAAGAATTTAATTCTCATGACCAAAGAGTAGCCGTATGTTATTCTCAATGGAAAAGGAGCAATGAATCAATGGAAATACTAGATAGAATAGATAAAGTACTAAATGAAACAGGTATTAGAAGAATAAAAGATTTATCTAAAGAGTATAAGACTGCTGAAATTTACTTTCATAAAGATTTAGATGGTGTAACATCAGCAATAGGTATGAAAACTTATCTAAAGAATTATGGAATTAAAGTAGTTGATGCGCACCCCATACAATATGGTGGTGAAGAATATGCGGTTCCAAAGCCTAAAGATAAAACTCTAGCAGTAATGGTAGATTTTGCTCATGGTAAACCGGTAATGCATATACATACTGACCACCATGAAGGTCAAGTAGGTTTCTCCAAAACAGCTAGCACTTCATTTGTCAAAACTCCTTCTAATGCTGCATTTATATCACAAACTCTAAGTCCTAAAGATTTGTTCCCACCACAAGATACTAAAATTATAAGTACTGTTGATTCTGCTGATTTTGCCTCTCAAGGATTAACTCCTGATGATATAATGAGGGCAACATTTAAAGTAGATAAGGAAATAAATGTAAGTAAAAACCACAGAGCAATGGGTCTTGTTGTAAACAAATTAACATTAGCTTACAAAAATAAAGACGGTTTTCTTAAAAGGTTAGTAATGGAAGCTAAACCGTCTTTGATGTCTATGTTTAATGTTTTAAAAAAATTAGCAAAAGAAGCAGGTTATAAACCTCCTGAAGAAGTAGAGAGTGGAACAAAAGAATATGCTGATGTACAAAAAAGTAAGATAAAAAGAAATGTAAATATAAAGAGTTTGAAGAGTGGAGAACAAACTATTGTTGGTACTACTATTTTTCAATATGGTGGAGGCTCAATGTTTAAAGGTTATGATAGATACACACCTTTCAAAAATAATCCCGAAGCTGATTATTTATGTATAGCATGGCCTATGGGTCTCCTTCAATTATCAAAGAATCCATTTAAAGGAGCCATAAATCCATATCATTTAGGTGATATAGCAAATAAAGTATTAAAGAAGTTTAAAAGTAAGCTAAAAAATATAGAAGTAACATTGAATTACTTGAAACAAACATTTGAAAGAGATATCCAGAAAAAGAAAATTAAAAACGCTATGGGTTTCACATTTGATGATTTAATAGCTCTCTATGAAAAAGACTTAAAGGGTTTAGTAGGTTCAAGAAGATGGAAAGATATGATAAAAGATATAACTAATAAACCATACAGTAGGTTATCACCAAAGCAGAAAGATGTTATGAAAAAAGTTAGTATTAATTTATGGGACTTGATAACTTCACAATCAGGAGGACATAAAGATATTACTAACATAAGCGGATTTAATTTTGCTGGTAAAGGTTTTACTGATATTTTAAGAGATGTTCAAGCAGCATTCGCTAAAGAAATGAAAAATAAGTCTTTAGAGGAGAAAGAAAGATAAAAAGAATAATAAGAGAGTTGGAATCATTATTATGAAATTCAAAGAACATGTTGATATGTATGAAGTACCAATGATAAAAAAACATAAAGAGAAGAAACTTAATCCTAAAACCAATAGGATGAAGACTAGAAGAAGCACTATATATCATAAAACGAATATACCACCAGAAAAAAGAACATTCAAAAACTTACCTAGATATTCCAATGATATGCCTAAAGTAAGATTTCAAGATTGGCTTCTTATAAAAAAGGGGGAGTTGCATGGTTCTACAGTAGACTCAATAGGAAAATCTGAAGCTGATGGTAAATGGTATGGTTGGAGCCATAGAGCTGTATATGGTTTCAAAAAAGGTGATAAAATTACAGCAAAAGACTACATAGGTAGAGATTTTATCAAAAAAGAACCACCTTTTACTATTGGAAACGAAAAAGAAGCTAAAGAAATGGCTATAGCTTTCGCTAAAGAGATTTCTTAATTATTATTCTGTTCATTACTCAATTTTAGCAACTTGTTACACTGGTTTCCTAATTCAAGAGCATTTTCCAACAACATAAAGTTTAATATTGACATTTTACTATTATAATCTGGAGCCTTTGATAATCTTCTTTTTATCTCATCTTGATATTTTTTCAAACCAGGTCTTTGTTCTAGAATCTTTTCAATTTCCTTCTCATATTCCTTTATTGTTTCTTCTCTATTTCTACAATCACCTTTGTTTTCACTCATATACTAATCCTCCTTATCTACTCATAGTAAAACTGCTAATTACTTCATCACATACACCAATTTCTATTGCTTCCTCAGGAGAAAGATACTTATCACGATCTATCATTTCTTTAACCTGTTCTTCAGTAAGGTTACTTTTCTCAGATATTTCTTTAACCATTATTTCCTGACGCCTTCTGGTTTCAATAACATCAATTTCAACATCTATAACCGTACCCCTATAGCCTCCACTGATTTGATGGTACATCAACCTGGAGTTTTTAGTCATAAATCTTCTTCCTTTATCACCACAAGTAAAAATAAAAGCACCCGCTGACATTGCTTTACCTATACAAATAGTCCTAATGGGGCATTGTATTATGTCCATCAAATCGGTTATAGCAAACATAGAATCAACATGGCCACCATAACTATCTATTATAATTGTTATTTCTCTTAGAGGATCTTCTTCCTGTAATTTTACTAATCTCTTATTAGTTGTTAAGCATGAACATTCATCTATCTTACCACTCAGAAATATTGATCTGCTAATTTCTTCACTGGAGTTATTATTACTTGTCATAAAATTTAGGCGCAGGAAACCACGGCGGCTTGCCCCGTGGAGGAATGCGCCTTCCTCCTTTCAATTAAAGTTGTTGTTCTTGCTTTCAGTCTAATGCAATCTTTTTTTACATTGACTGACGGATTAATTACTCTTCCATCTATGTCTGATATTGCAAGGATTCCTATCCAAAAAATAATTTCAATGATACATTTGAATCTCCATGTACTATATGTTCTTTACCCATAGGAGATAATAAAAATTTTATCTTTTTCACAAAAAATTTTTCTATCATAGTGTTATAATCAACTTGTAGTTCTTTATCAAATTCTTTTGGCCACCTAAGGAATGTAACAGTATCCATATTGAACTTATTTTTTCTCAAGTAAACCACTTTAGTTTTCACTCCATCATAAATGTTTTCATATTCATTTTGTATATTTAATTCTTTGAGTAAAAATCTATAATTAGCAACTCCTTTTACATGCCATGGTGTACCTTTGATAGCTTTTCCATCCTTTATGTACTTATCTATATTTCTAACTCCTATACTAGCGGCAATTTCTTCTGGATAAACCTTCTTTAATTCCTTTTTATATTGTATGATCTTATTTGTTATTTCTTCTTCTGATGCTTTCTTTAGTATCATTTGCATAACACTTTTTAGTCTTGTTCTTATAGCTTCAGAAGAATCAGACCTAACAACATCTAAACCTGTAACATTGAGCTTGTCAACATCTGCACCTTCTTCATTAATACACCAATACGCATACTTCTTCTTTTTTATAAACAAAGAGGATTTTGCAACAATTTCCTGTTTAAAATTTATACGGAAATCTGTTATAGCAGAGTTATAATCTTTCCTCTGAGTGTTTCTATAAACTCTATCATTTACAAAGTCTTCTATTATCTTTGATAGTTTAATGATGATATTAATCTTCCTATCATCACCAAGACTATTCCACCAGTCTTCATCTATACCTTGATTAAATAAGAACTCTTCTATTGATATAAAAAGAGAGTCTGTATCTATGTATTTTATATAATCAACTTCTTTCCTCATATCTTTTTATCCTTCAAAACTTCTATAAAATCCTTTAAAGGTTTATAATTATCCGGCTTGTTTAATAACTCATTTGTATATTTTTCACCAGCTCTAATAGTATGTCTACCACATGATGTAATACCTTCTGCAATATTAGTATTGAAGTATCTTGAATATGGTACTGCAAGAATACCAAACATAGCATTAAGAAGGATTTTTAAAGCCCATTGTAGATCAAATAATTGTACTGTCTTTTCTTTAGCATTCTCTAACTCTTCCCCTCTCAGGTCTTTTAGGGATTTTTTAGTTTTTATCATTTTATTTTTTACTTCTTTCCTTTTCTGAAAGATATTTCTTTGTATAGTTGATAATATACCAGGATTCTTATTAGAAAACACAGAACCACAAGGAGATACACATAATAACCTTTTGGATAATGCTTGATTAAACTTGTCAAGTCTCTTACCTGTAAACTTTACAAGTCCAGTATCTTTTAACATATCAAATTTTTGGAAATTCCTACTTCTAGTAAAAGCTATTATTTTCTCCTCAGTAAAACCTAGTATTCTACCAAAGTACGTTTCTGGAGACATGTTTAGTGTTATAATAGCTGTGGGATATGATGAAGTTATATCAAGGTCAACAACCCAAGAATGCATACCTTTATGCGGTTCTTTTACATATGCCGCTTCAAATGTTTCTTGTGTACCTCCTGAAAAGTGTGGAGCAACAAAATCATTTCTCCTATAATAAGTTAAAAGTGCCCCTTCTATTAGCTGTGTCATTGTATGGTAATATTTCATAGGAGCTTTAGTTAACAACGATAATGCTTGAACAAGTGATATAAAACCTAATTTTTCTTCAAGTTGATATACCCTTAAAGAATCAATTACATTGTAATCAACATACTTATTCCAGTCTTTTTCATAAAGATCATTGAGATTTTTATATTCTGAATAATCTAACTTACCTTTTTCCAACTCATGTTTTGCCACATAGTCAAGGCTATATGATTCAAGATTTGATGTTGAGTACCACTTATACAAATCCATGTAATCTAATATCACAGTACCAGCAATATCAATGTTAATTTCATCATTTTTATAGGAATTCCAAACTCTAACAACATTTATAGGAGACATCTTTTTATATAAATCAGTATCCTTACCAAACAAAACTTTACACCGTTCTATAAGGTAGGGTAAGTCAAATCCACTAATATTCCATCCTGATATAACATCACAAGGATGCTTATGTAAGAATCCGAAAAATCTAGTAAGTAGCTGTGTTTCAGATTTACAATGGACAAATAGTACATCTTTTCTATTACCACTATATTCTTTATCTCCAAATGTTATAGATTTTTTTCGTTTGTTATCATATATACTTATTAGAACTATGGGATACTCAGCACTTTTTATGGAGGGAAAACCATCACCATGGTAAATTTCAATATCAATGTTATATATTCTTAACTTTGGTACTTCTAACTCCTCATCAGGTATCTTATTATATCTCTCAGCTAAAAATTGTATTTCCGGTCTGACTCTATTTTCTAAAATAGAATTGTTGTCCTTACAATAAGAATAATAATCAAAATAGGAAGAGAAAGTCTTTTTATCAGCACTTTCTCCATATATGGTTTTATACTTACCTTCTGAAGATCGTAAGAATACATAAGGTACCCATGGTATTTCAGTATATAAATTCTCACCATTTACTGTTTCCCATAAGTGTATAGTGCTTCTTTTAGTATTATAAAAAACGTTTCTGAACATTATGCCACCCTAAAAATAACATTGTGATTTTGCCACAATGTTGCAATTAACATACTTTCATCCTCACTCTTTGATGCATTTACTATTCTCTTTTCCTTAGATGTATCCAAGAAAAAATAAATGGTAAAATCATAACTATTAGAATATACAAGAGATTGTCCTAAACCTTCTCTAATTGAGCTTCCTCTATCACCTTTCTTAACTTCTATTGCTACATTGAAATCTTTAAAATTCACTACCATATCCGGTCTATGGAAAGCACCGAGGAATAAAGTATTAGAAACGGTTGTATTCTTGTTACCTTCCCATAGAAGATTCTTTTTAGCTTTGTTTCTGGAATTCTTCTTTGAAACATTATAATGGTTTTCTAATATTTCAGTAACCTTTGATAGTAGAGGATGATACATGGCTGTCTTTATATTATCCTCTGATTTGTTGGAATTTAGAATTGATACATCTTCCTCTAGAATGTTAACCAGTTGTTGTAAAATAGTCATTCTACGGTTACTCTTATTCACCCTCCCCATTATACACCATCCTTTCTAATTAAGCATTTCATAAATTTTAATATCTGTTTCATATTTAGTATGCTTATCCAAAACAGATAAAATAATACCGGCAAATTTTACATTACTAGATGCTACTATGATTTTTGTTTTTGGTTTAAAGTATTTTTTTGATTCAAATGTTGCTTTGTCCCCTTTTGTTTTTACAATATTTCCATGTATACACTTATTACCGCAAAATATTCTAACTTTCATCCTCCTCTCCATGGGTAATATCCTTTCTACAGATGTATTTTTTTACATTCTTTCCAACTCTTACCAATTATATCATTATAAAAGAGTATTGTAAATTTTACTCTGTTATCTCTAGATAGGTTTTCAATTCTCTTCTTCGCATATTTTTCTTTCCACAATTCTACAAGGGTCTCAACAGAATTATCAAATTTCCTTTTTCCTAAATCTTCTGTTTTTTTACATAGAAAATCTCTAGTATTTTCAAATAGTTCACAAAAATACACACCTCTTGAAAAGTTATTAACAGGAGGTTTTATACCTAATTTAGTATATGCAAAAGCTAGTAATCTCGCTTTTGGTCTGCTCAGTATCTTCTTTTTGTTAATAGTTAGTTTCTCAAAGTCTTTTGGATAGTTATCTTTTACATACTCTCTTGTTTTTCTATAAATATCATCTGAAGGTTCAAGAGGTATCTCACCTTTAGTAGATTTACATTTTTTCCAGTACTTTAACCTATTGTATTGAGAAAATCCACCATATAAGCTAGTTGTGGTAAAACCTACTAAGGGTTCTTTATATTTAGCATTCCAAGAATTTTCAACTTTGTCAGAACATACTAGAAGTGATAGAAGCTTACCACCAACATAAGAAAAACCTAAGGGTTGGGTTGGAACAATACTTGATCCCATTGCTGTATATGCAAGCATTTTCTTTTTTATTCTATCATCATAACTCCAACCAATATAAGAATCTCTACCTCCTAAAGAAATAAAATCAGATGCAACTGAAATTACACCTAAATAACAACCAGTGGCTTTATCTCTTATAAAGAACCTCATTATACGGCCAACATTTTGTTTCCAAGTCATTCTAGAGGTAAAAATTCTCAAAATATTCCATATATTATTGGTTTCTTTATCATTTACCAAGACTACTTCTGGTTCTAGTTTTAGGTAATCATCTGGTTTTTTTGGTATCCATATTTTAGATTTTATTTCTGAAAGTTCAGGATAATCATCCACACTTGATAAATCAAAAAATGGATTTTCCTTCTTTTTTGGAGGGTACTTTTCGTTTATCTCCATCCACTTTCGATAAAGAGTATATTCCTTTACACTCATTCCTGATAAATATTTGAAATTTTCTTCTATTATTTTTTTCATATCTCAAAAAGGTTGTCTGGTAGACAATCCATCCCTATTTTATATTCTCCCCAATATTCAATCATTTTTTTATTTCTATAAGTATCCATTAACCCTGAAGGCCAGAAATAAGGAGCATCTATATCAAGATTATAATAATCATCAAAATACATTCTATAATAACTAGGATTTTTTCTTAACAAATTGGCCCTATGTGATTTATGAAGTCTTTCATCACCAAACCAAGTAGGGTATAATATATCTCTGTATATAACTAGAGGAGTCATAGTATTATTATACCCTCTCTCTACCCATTCACTTCTCATTATATTATAGTAGTGTGCAAGCGCATCTCTATAACCTTTCCACATCCTCACTGCTGGGTGGTTTCTCCATCTACTTAATTTAGATGTTAATGTTTCATATATCTGTTTTGCTTCTACTCTTTGTTTACCGAGCCTTGATCTGTCTAAAACTTTTGCAGATTTTTTGAAATCAGCATATGGTAAAAAGGTTTGCATTATCTACCCACATCTCCTAAATATACTTCTTTAGTTTCTTCCCAACTTCTACCTATCATTCTATCATAAAATAATGTATTTGTAGAGTATCTTTTTTTCTCTAGAAGGTTTTTCACTCTTTTCTTTGCATATTTCTCTTTCCAAATTTCTACTAAAGACCCAACAGAGTTATCAAACCTTCTTTTCAATTCTTCCTCAGTTATCTCTTTCCTCAAAAATTCACAAGAGTTTTCAAATAAAGTACAGAAATATATACCTCTTCTATGTGAAGATTCAATATATTCTTTTGGTATCTCTAACTTTCTATATATGAAAGATAAACTTCTTTGTTTATGGTCTCTTTTCAAAGGTAAACCTTGTGGATTCTTCGCTGCATACCATTCAAAATATTTTCTAGGCTCTTTAGCTTTTAACCACTCTCTTGCCATAATTACTGTTGATGTTGTTGGTTCATATCTTATACTACCAGCACTATGTCCTCTTTTGTTCCAATATTTCAAATTTTGATATTGAGAGAATGATCCATATAAACTAGTTGTTGTATATGCAACCAACTTATCTTTATATCTTTTGTTCCATGCTTCTTCAGTAATATTAGATATTGTAAGTAAAGCAAGAAGTTTTCCACCTACAAAAGAGAAACCCAAAGGTTGTGTTGGAACTATAGTTGAACCTATGGTTGTATGATTTATCATTTTTTGCTTAGTTTTTACTTCTCTAGACCAACCTATGTAGTTATCTCTAGGAGTTAAATCCATAAAGTCACTTGATAGACATATAACACCTAAATACTTTTTAGTTTTTTTATCCTTTATAATAAATCTTATATTCCTACCTATATTAGAATTATTAAGCATAGTTGAGGTAAATGTTCTTAATATATTCCAAGTCTTTATGTTTTTATCATCTGTTTGAATTAATGTAGGTTCTAATTTTAAATAATCTTCAGGTTTCTCTGGTATCCATATTTTTTTTCTTATGTTATGTATTTCTGGATAAGGTTTAACACTATTTTCTTTTTTCGTTTTCTTCTTCTTCTCAGAATCATTATGTTTTTTAAAGAAGAGAAAAACATTTTCTTCCTTTTCTTCCTTTTTATTCACTAGTGGATAATTCTCTGTTATTTCCCTCCACTTTCTCCATAAAGTATATTCCTCTACTGTCATAGAAGAAATCTCTTTTAATTCCTGCAATAACCTACTTTTTAATTCATCAGTGGAAATCTTTTTAAATTCTTGCTTTTCATACCATTCTTTATACTGTTCATCAACACTTTTCATTTTTCCATCCTTGGTATGGACATCTATTTGTCAAAGGACAAGGATGTATACCCTTATTAGCTATTCTAATTTTCAATATACTCAAATTATTATCTTCTCTAAATTTGGTATTACCAGCGGTACAATAAGGAATATAGAAAGTTCCATGCTTTGTCCCTTTTAACTCAAACATTACATGCTTACATTCATTTTTCATTTCTTAACTCCTCTCTAATTTTCATCAATATCTTACCTAGAAGATTCTGACCTGTATCATCCCTTCCACAACCCCAAATATAATCATTAGGAGAATCTTCTATAAGTATCTTATCTCCTGATTTCAACAAAAATTTTTTCAATTTCTCATTTTGTGTAAATTTAGCTCTTACTGCCTTTTCCATGAAGATAGCTTTAACACTATTCCAATCTTTCCTTGCTTTACAACTTCTGCCTAATTTCTTAGCTAGATATGGAGATTCAGCTATAGTTATAGAAACTTTATCAACTGTATTATATGCCTTCATTGCTTGGAAGTAGTGTTCGGTTGTGGGGTAGGTTATATTATCTATTTCTACTTCAGATGGATAGAAGTTTGAGAAAGGATGCTCCTTACCATAAAATTTTAATTCATTACACATGTTATATAGATAACCTTTTATAAAGATTTAAAAGCTTTTATACTTTCATACAATTTTTCTTTGCCTTTACTAGCATTATATAAAGACATAGCAGGATGTACTGAATAAACAACAGGAACCTGAAATTCAAAACAGAATCCAGATTGTCCATTCTTGGACATTATACCTTTTTCACCTGTCATTGTAAACAATGAATAATTACCAGAAATGATCATCTTTTTGGGTTGTAAAACTTTTATATATTTTCTCAACCAACATCTACATAAACTTAATTCCTCATCTGTCGGTTTAGCATTTTTATTTCCTTCTACAGGTCTACAATTTACGGAATTGATTATTAGAAAATCTTCTCTTTTTAAATCGAAGAAGTCCATGGTTTCCCATAATATTTTACCAGCTTTGCCTATAACAGGAGTATTATTATCTATTTCATCTTTACCCGGTGCTTCTAGAATGATAGCATACTTAGACTCTTCTGACCAATAAGGTTTACATCTACCATTTCTATATAGATCACACAATGTACATCCCTGTATTTGGCCATCTAGCAATTCTAACATTCTTTTGGTTTTATCGTTCATCCTGTTGAACCAAAGCCTCCGATGCCTCTATCTGTATCCTTATTTATATTATCCTCTACTAACTCTATTTTTTCAACTTCCTTAAATATTATCTGAGCCATCTTGTGTCCTCTTGTATAAAACAATCTATCAGTGTTTAAATTCAGAAAAGGTACTTTTATATTACCTCTGTAATGTGAATCAATAGTTCCCACACCTATTGGTATTATCACTCTATCTTTAGTAGCAATACCCGACCTACCTCTAACCTGACCTTCCCAACCTTCTGGTATTTCAAAAGCGACACCCATATCTACTAGTTTTAATTCATAAGGTTCTAAAACAATAGAATATGGAATCCGAAGATCAAATCCAGAATCTGATTCATGTGCTTTTTGAGGTATATAAGCTTTGGAGTCTGTTCTCTCAAATTTTATTTTCATTTTTCCTTTTTTCTCTCCACTCAATACATTTTTTCTTACCTTCTTCTAAGGCCTTAATAAAATCATTTATATGATCTTCTTCTCTTAAAAGAAAGCTTTCATTCATTTCTGCATATCCAGTAAATAGAATCTTTATACATGTACCTACTCTTCGCAGATATCTTTCAATCTTATCTAAAATGGATTCATTATATATATAAGGTTCATATAATTTTACAGTTTTCCAGAAGTAGAGATTTATATATCCTGTTCTTTTATCAAATTCCATTTCCATATCAACTTCATCATCTCCACCACAATCACAACATGCTTTGTACCAAATGCTTTCTAAATCATCAAATTCATCTATAAACATAACCTTCTTAGATAACTCACTCATGTTAAATCTCCTTTATACTGATGGGTTCTCTTCTTACAAATACCATAACTCCTATTTTAGTACCTACTTCAAGTTCTATAGCTGATTGACTATTATTATTCATAGGTATTTTAATTGATTGACCATAATCTCTATTGATATGTGTTAGAAGTGTGCCACTAGTAGACCTTAACTGAATCTCATAATCTTCAGGTAAGTTTACTATAACACCAGTATCAACAAGTTTAGCCTCACCAGCAGGTATTTCTTCAGCTTTATAACATTTCAATATATACTTGTTACCTTGTTTCTCCGGTGAGAATGCTCCTTCTTTCAGTTTTATCTTAATATCTCTAACTTTCATTGAGCCGTTTTCATCTTCTTCAATAGAATCGTTTAGTGCAGCAACCAAATGCTGATAGAAAATAAGATCATTTATTCTTTCTAGATCAGTACCCTTTATTTCAATAATCATAGTACTATCGGAACTATGTTCTATCTTTAAGTTCTGTATTCCTTTCTTAACTTTTTTCTGCTTGTTTGTTTTTGGTCTTGTTGTCATTTAATCTCCTCCTACTCTTTTACTTTTCTTGAATCTCCAGATATCTTAGCTGAATCCATCCAATCATCTAATTCTGTGCTATCCCACATTCTTAATGAATTTTTATCATAATATAACTTATCCACTTCTCCTACTCTACCGCCCAATCTATTTTTGACTATTTTATAAAAAAGTTCTCCCTCATATATTATTTTATCTTCATCTGTTCCATATATGCTAAGAAAATCAGCTGTTGCGGGAACACCCATACTCTCAGAAGTATAATTGAAATCTACTTCATCAAAAGCAACAAAACTTCCTTCTCTATTAAGCTGACTTACTGAAACAACAGGCATTTCAAATTCAAATGACAAAGCTCTTAACTCTTCTGCTATTCTCTTTACATCTGAATACATATTACTACTTTTGTTGGTAATAGATGGTTTCATTAAATTTATGTAATCAACGTAAAGTATAGATGGTATTATACCTCTCATTTTTAATTCTCTAAGGTAACTTTTTATATCAGCAGTGGAACCCTCACCTGTGGGAAACTGTTTGATAAAAAGATTACCTCTACCCTCTTTGTTTTTAATCTCTTTAAGTTTCTTAGCTAGTTCTTTAGTCACTTTTCTAGAAGTATATATTCTATTAATATTTAAATCTGTAAAAATACTATCAAACCTCTGTGCAAATGCATATTCAGACATTTCCAGACTTGTTAAAACAACATTCAAGCCGTTCAGAACTTGTCTAGCTGCAAAGTTAGCTAAAGTATTAGACTTGAAGCCATGTATTTTTGCTAGAATTACTGATAAAGTGAAGGGAGGAAAACCACCATTTATATATTCATCAAACTGTGGATAATAAGTAGGTACTCTAATATCTCCTTGTGACATTATTTTCTTTAATCTACTAGATAAGTTATTGAAATAATCTAGTCCTAAATCCATCTTTATGTCTTTACATAAAGCATCTTCAACAAGACTTCTAATCTTATTTAAGTTTTCATATTCACCTTCTTCAATTATATCTATGGAATCCCTTATAGCACTTTTTATAGCCTTGTCTTTCAGAAATAAATTAGTATTGTCTATCAAAAAGTCATAACCACTTATTACATCAAAATCTATAGATTCCACTTCATCAAATATTTCTTTTATACCCTCCTTTTCTTTACCGAATGAGTTTATAACAACATCTTTTGAGGGTATATCATTATATTCATTTATATAATCAGAAATATATTTAAAAAGTTTACCTATATTTGGATCATCGAAATAATCTTCTTTTAAAACTCTAGATGATAAAACTAAGAAATCTTTATTGAGTAGTGAAGACTTTATTATTAATTTTTCTAAAAAATCATAATCCATCATATTATACTTCCTCGAAATCTGGACATTTTAGTAAATCTATTTTTGAACTTTGTTTACATTCTTTAGAACACTTGATACATTTACTATTTAGTTTAGACCACCAGTTTCGTTCAAAGGAATCAGCATCTTTTTCTGATGTATCTAATATGTATACACTATCAGCTTTCAATTTGTCAAGACCCAAACTTCTTACCACAAGAGGATTATCCTTGTATTTCTTTAAAAATCTTTTCAGAGTTACATAATCAGACACGTTTTCCACGTCTGACAACCTCTTTATTTCCTGGCTCTTATAAAATCTACCCTTACTAATTTTACCTGTGTACCATTTGTTTTTTCTTCTCACCACTGCTTCTATCTTTTTAGCTGACATATACCTCTCCTTACAAAACACAGTTTTTACCTATTATACACCCACAAATGTTAAAAGTAAATATTTACATGTAAGATTTTTTATTGTATAATATAAAAAGGAGGAGGATAATTATGTCTAGAAAAAGAGTAGATAAAATAGTAGTGGTTGACATAGAAGCAACTTGCTGGGAGGGTAAGGCTCCTGAGAACCAAAAGAATGAAATAATAGAAGTTGGAATATGTACACTAGATGTAAGTACTTACCAGATAGAAGATGTTGACGGTATAATTATAAAACCTAAGTATTCAAAAGTAAGTGAATTTTGTACCAGCCTAACAGGACTTACACAGGAAATAGTAGATAAAGGATGTAGTTTTCAAGAAGCATGTAAAATCCTAAGGTCAAAGTACAGGACTAAGCTAAGAGCTTGGGGAAGCTGGGGTGATGCTGATAGGATGTACTTTGTTAGGTCTTGTGAATTATTTGGTACTAAGTATCCTTTCTCAGGCTCCCATATAAATATAAAATCTCTGTTTTCCATAACTAATAATATATATAGAGAATTAAGCATGAAGAAAGCTATGAATTATGCAAAATTGGATTGGGAAGGCAGACATCATTGTGGTAAAGATGATGCGAAAAATACTGCAAAACTTCTAAAAACTATTCTACCTGAGAGATAAATAGTAAAGAGGTATATGATAAGATGGATATTGATGTTGATAAAATATTAAATAAATTAAGAGAAGATTATCCTATAGAGGAAGAAATAAAATTTTGTGAATTTGATTTACAAGATAAGTTAAAGGATAACTCTTTTAAAGTAATAAGATATAGAGACATATATGATAAGGAGAGAGCTAAATTAGAGTATATTGAGGAACTCATGGATAAACTAATAGGAGAAAGATATGATTATTATAGGTTTGATTATGATAAGGCATTAGATAAAACAGAAATAAAGAATTATTATATTCCAAAGGACGAAAAAGTTTTAAGAATGAAGAAAATAATAAGAAAACAAAAAATAAAAGTTGATTTCTTTGATATGTGTATTAAGGCGTTACAGACACAAGGCTGGAATATGAAACACTTTTGGGAAACAGTTAAGGGAGGACTATAATGACAACAAAAACCGGAATTAATAAACGATCTATAGCTATAATTACAAGTATACTTACTATTATAGGAATGATAGTAACAGGTGTTTGGCAACTAGATGCGAGAATGGATAACAAAATAGAGAAAGAATTGATAACTTTTGAACAAAAGGCTGGTATGGTTTTTGATAAGATCCAAAGAACACAAGATATAAGATATTACAATCTTATAATAACAACTCTTACTGAAAAAAAGGTTAGACTAGAAGAAGAAATAAAAATTGAACCGGAAAACCCAAATAATAAATTAAAAGAGCATAAGTTAGGTATGATAAATAAAAAAATTGATAGATATCAAGATAGACTTGACAGGTTGTTAGAAGAATAATGGAAGAGATAAATATAGAAAAATTTGATGATTTGAGTATTAAAATAGATACAGATGACTATCAATATCTCAATGATTTAAAAGAGTATTTTACTGATTATGTTCCTAACTTTCAGTTTATGCCACAATACCAATGTGGTGGCTGGAATGGTAAGACTTCAATGCTAAACCCTATGGACAAATCTTTACCATTTGGTCTATTCATGGACTTTCTAAAATTTCACAATAAGTACTATCCATTTAAAAAATTGAATATAGAGAAGGATGTAAAAAATATTTTTAAAGGCTGTGAACCTGATTTTAAATGGGACCTAGAATTAAAGCCATATGATTTCCAGGAAGAGTGTATAAAAGCAGCATTGAAATACTCTAAAGGTATTATACGATCAGCAACAGCTAGCGGAAAGTCTTTAATGATAACCTATATAATTAAAACTTTGAAAGAAAAAGGCTGTTTAGGTAAATGTATTATAATTGTACCTAGTTTATCTCTGATAGAACAATTTGTTGGTGATATAAAGGATTATGGTTTTGAAATTGATATAGGTAAAGTAAATTCAAAGAAAAAGGAATGGGATAAAACTTTAGTTATATCAACATGGCAAACACTAGCTAAAAATCATGATGTTCTTAATAATTATAACACAGTAATAGTAGATGAAGTTCACGGAGCAAAAGCTCATGAATTGAAAAAAATTCTATCTAATTGTACTAGAGCTAAATATAGACTAGGTTTTACTGGTACTCTACCGACAGCTAAAGTTGATTTATGGAATATAAAATCTTTTTTAGGACCTGTTATAAAAGACTATCCAGCAGGATATCTAGCAGATAAAGGTTATATAGCTAAATGTAATGTTAATATGCTATATATAAATTACAATACCGGTTATAATGGTTTTTATGATGATATAAAAGATAATTTATTCCGAAATCCATATAGATTAGAAGTCTTGGATAATATAATAAGGATGTTAGAAAATAAAGGTAATGCGCTAATACTTGTAGGTAAAGTAGAAAAGGAAGGTGAATTTTTAGAAGAATATTTGAAGACATCTAAGAATGAAAAAAAGTTAGCTTTTCTATCCGGTAAGGATGATGTTTCTAGAAGAGAGAAATGGAGAAGGAGATGTAATTATGGTAAAGGTATATGCTTGATAGCTACTTATGGAATTTTTCAAGCAGGTATCAACATACCATCACTAAAGTATATAATAATGGCATCACCTTTCAAAAGTAAAATAAGAGTATTGCAAAGTATAGGAAGATCATTAAGAAAGCATGCTAGTAAAGCTAATGGAGCCCAAATTTTTGATTTGGTTGATGAGACAAAATATTTTTCAGACCATGGTTCAAAAAGATTAAGGTACTATAATTCTGAGAAATTTGATGTTAATGAAATTTTATTAGAGGAAGGAAATCCTATACAAATAGATAATATATAAATACAGGTGGAAGTTGATATTATAATAAAGAGGTAATTTAGCATGATTCTAGATTTAGCAAAAACAAAGAGTATGACGTTCTCTTTAGATATTGATGGTGCTGATATCAAAGAACATAAGTCTTTCTTATCAATAGCAATGAATAATTTTAATTTAGAAATACCAATGGTTTTAGAAGAGGGTAAACTTAAAGTTTCTATACCTCCTCTAAAAGAGTTAAAAAACCATATACCAGAAAATAAAAAACTGAAATTTAAAATCTTCTCAATAATAGGTGAAAATTATTTTGAGCCTTATGAATCTGAAATGAAAGTAAAAGAAGAACCAAAACTTAATATAGAACCTGATGAGGAGAAAGAGGAGAAAGAAGAGAAGAAAACTATTGATGAGAAGAAAGAAAAGAGTGGTAATGAGAAAAAAGAAAATAAATCAGAGAAGAAAACTAAATTTAGAGCTGTTTTAGAAACAGAAAGGGATAGAAAAGAGAAGAAAAAAGAAATAGAAAAAGAGGAAGTGAAAGAGGAAGTGAAAGAGGAAAATAATAACAGAAAAGAAAAATCCAAGTTTTCTAGACTCCTAAAAGGATAAGGAGTAAAGGGCGATATAGAGAAACACACTTTGTTTCATAAAGAATAAAAAATCGCCCTTCTTTTATGCGTTTCCTACTTCTTCTGAGAATTTAATAACCATTTTCATAAACTTCTTATATACTTTATGGTTAGGTCCAAAGACTCTATAATATCTCTTTATTGTATGTGATTCTCTATATATTAACATTTCTATAACAGCATCTTGTGCTAACGCCTGTATCTCATGCCTATCTGATAAATAATCTTCTTCAGAATATTCACCCTCAATACTACCTGTTTCAGGTCCTTCCCAAGATTTACCTTTAGATGCTTCTCCTTGAGATAAATGTATTAGTTCATGGATAAACAATTCCCACATATTAGAGAAAAATAAGTTTGTTTCTATATTATAGAACTTTCTTAATTTTTGTGGGTCTCTATATCTTCTGAAAAATTTACTTGCTCCTTTTTTTACATAAAATAGTATATTTTTAGATTTTCCAACTTCTGCACCTTTAAACCATTTTTGTACTTCACCTTTTACTCTTGTACGTTTAAATGACATATTTTCAGACTTAAATATACCATTAAGTATTTTTATTAGAGTATCATCTGTTACATCCCAATCATGTTTTTGCATTATTCTAGCCATTTCACCAAGATGATCCTCAATAATACCTTTAGCTTGTTTCAAGGTAGGTTTTGTTATTTCATTTAGATACTTATTTAATCTCATTTTATTCTTCTTGAAAACTGTACCTTATGTTTTTTATTAAACAAAGAAATACTTTTCACTATTATTTTTGGTAACTTAACTCTCTCTTCTATTTCTGAAAGTAAACCTTTTGATAATACATCTTTTTCTAATGTTATCAAACTTACATGAGGTCTCATTCCACCAGGAAAAGTCCTTATAGAATTAGGAATTTCACTATATATATCACTGAATATATCTTTATACTTCTGATTTGATTTATATTCTATAGCTATAAAATCTTTACCAGTTATGGAACCATATAACTTTACCAACTCTTTAGGTTTGAACCTTACTTGGATTTTTATATCTTGGATTATTCTATTAAGTTTGTCTTTTTCTATAGGTGATATTATTTGTGCAACACTTATATGTGGATTACCTGTAAGAACTTGATGTTTTATGTCCGCATTGGTTAGATATTTACTTATTTCATTTTGAACACCTCTAAGCGTGCTTCCATCAACATCAAATGCTATTAAGGTTTTTTCCATTTTTTTAGCTTCTTTTATGTACTTGTAAAGCTTCATTTTTTCTTCTTTTTACCTCTATAACCAGTCCAAAGTAAGTGTTTCCTTGCAAAGTATACTAAACCTTTAGGATGCTTCTTAGGTCTATCTATCTTCTTTAAATCTTTCGTATTCACAGTCATATACTTCTTATTCTTACCTTTCCAAGTAGCCACAACATTTTTATCATTAGAAAGAGCAACAATAAATATTCCTTTCATACCATTAAATTCTACCCAATTACCTGCTTTGAAACCTCTACCAAGAGAGAAAAGTTCTCTCATCTTCATAATATCACCTATTTATACCATAAAAGTTTTTTGATTTCTGATAAATTATACATCAAAGAATTAACTAAATAATACTTCTTACATTTAAACATTATTTCATTATCTGATTTTATTGCTTTAGATAAATTATTATTTTTATAACTTCCCACTATTTCTATAAATTTTCCTTCTCTTTCATTTCTTAATTCTTCTAACTTATCAATCCACCAATCATCAAAACTCACGCTTGGAACCCATTCAAGATCATTATAAACCATATCCTCAGCTTCATCTCTTAATTCTTTTTTATTATTAAATTCCCAGTTTTCATTCTCCTCAAGTTCCCTCATTATATCATCTATAGCATCTTCTAATGTCTCATATTCATTACCTTGTACAAGGTAATGACCATCACCTGATGCTTCACCATATTTACGTTCATATTCCTCATCATAATCTTCTGGATAAAATTCATCATCTGGAAAACTTGCAGCTTCTAATTCATCATATAGGTCTTTTATATAAGGTGACCATATAAAATCAAATCTGCCTATAGGAAAAAACAAATAAACATCACCATAACCTGATGCCGTGGAACGCTTACCTGTAGCAAAAATACCCTCCGATCTTACGTTCCAACCAAATTCTCTTCTGAATAATTCATCAAATTCATCATGTAATTTAATGGGTATATCAACTGGTTTTCTATCTTTTCTAGGTTTGATTTGATAAAGTCCATCCATAGGATGTGAACCCTTAACTCTTCTAACACCCCTATAAACAAAATCTTTTACTCTTTTTGTTTCTCGTAGAAATGGGTCACAATCTTTTCTAAGAATATCAGTTAATTGCTCTATATTACTACCATAATCTTTAATCTCTTTTAAATATTTACCTAATCTCATTTCTTTGCTATCTCGAAATATATAGTATTTGTTGGTCTCTCTACATCAGTCTTGAAAGTATAATCTTCCATATTATCTACCATATCTACAAGGAGGTTAGTGAAATTAAACAAATCATCGTTATAGATAAATGTAATACCTTTTTTTCTGTTAGGAGAAGCTTCAACAGTAACTTCATCTTCATCATAAAAACCAACTTGTGATTTTAGTACAAATGAAGTTTTTTTAGGTCTCTTTATTAACTTCTCTACCATATTCTTTTCTTTACTAGTTATTTTAGCCTCATTTAGAAAATTTCTAAATTTCATCTTAACTCTCCTTAACTTCTATACCATATAGAAACAGTTCTCTTAATTTCATCCACAGAATGCAAATGGGGTGATAAGTACTTCCAACCATTTTCTCTCATAGTTTCTATATAGTGTTTACCTATAGTATTCTTTACATCTGAATTATAGAATGATGATAATTTTTTGAATGATTTCAATATCATATCATTATTTAATTCACCTTCATCATTCTTCACTGTTACAAATACTGGAAATTTGGTTTTATAGAATGACTTCATTCTACTTACCTCATTATAAAACTCAATTATTACTTTCTCTGGAACTTTTCTATTCCTTTGTCTAACCCTCTCTATAGCTGTCTCTAAAGATGTCTCTACAAAAACCATAGCCATATCATATCCAAAAGATTCCAACAAACCATATCTCTTCAATACTGAACTTGGATTAGCTGATGTTCCATCAACAGCTAGAGGTAACATAGAATTTATATATAGAACTAATTGATTCTTAGTAAGTGTTTTAGCTCTATCAAGAAAACTTATATCATTATCAAAATGCTCAATAAATTTATCAGTGTTAACTACTCTTGGTTCTACCTGTCCAGACTTAATTCTATTCAAAGTATAACTTTTACCAGAACCAGGATGTCCTGCCATAAAAGCTGTTTTGAATATACCAGCATCATTAATACCTTCGTTTATAAACTTCTCTAATTTCATTTAGATATATCCACCATTAGAGCTTTTGGAATTACTCCTTTTATAAAAGCAACATCTAATCTAGTATTACCAGCCATTATCCACATATCTCTACTTCCTTTTAGTATAATAGGGTAAGGAATTTTCTCATTATTCTCTATTCCTCTTTCTATCCTTTTAACATCTCTAGGTCTTTTATAATTAGATACTAAATCTTCCAATTCTTCTATAGAAGAAGTTCTACTTCTATTATTTATCTTTCTATCTAGAGAATCGGTAATAGTAACTACTCTAGCACCCTTCAGAGAATTTTTGAAATGCTTATAGTTTTCAAATATAGGAAATCTCGCTCCTATTATATCTACCCTTCTCAACCATTTAGTATTTTCCTTCTTTTCATATTCTCTAAAATCTTCTTTCATAGTTGATTCTGAAGGAAAAGACCAACTATTATATATATCCTCATTTAGAAATTTATTTAATTTCATTAGTATACAAACTTCTTTACTAGCTTATAATTAATATTAAAAGTACTCATAAGTATCTCAATCTCTTTAAGACATTCGTTTCTACCACCACCGACTAGGTAAGAACCTTTCCATTTTCTTAACTTGTCAACTCTTATTGTTGGTGGTAAGAATATTGGATCATTTCTGAACTCATTTCTCCACATATCAGGAAATTTCTCTTCCCATTCTTCTTCTGGTATATCTCTAGAATCATAAACTCTTTTTTCTAACATGAACCTAAGAGCTCTTTTTATATCTCTTTCATCAGCACCCATATCCATCCAGGCTCGAAAGAAACCATATCCTTTATCTACCCAAGTGAAATCTGGAAACCTCTCAGGCTCAAGACCATTATCTAGGTAAAATTCTAATATTTCCTCTTTACTATCTGATCCTACAGTATCAGGACCATTGAAGAAACAAAGTATCTTTTTGTTTTCGTTGAGAAATTCTGTAAATAAACCTAAGTTAAACGAAATATATTTTCTATATAATGGTTGAACATCAACCACTATAACATTTTTCTTTGTTTCTTCATTTATTAAATACTTCTTTAGTTTCATCTACCCCACCATATAGGTCTTTATATGTATCTCTTAATTTCCAATCATAATATTGCCATCTCTTCATAGGTATTATTATTTCACTACCATCTGTTGTTTTAATAAATATCCATCTTATATCGTAATTTATTATGATTCCCTCTTCACTTTTTATTTTTACCTTAACTCCGATGCTGAGTCTCTTATTCATTAAAAATAATACATAAGATGTAATGCTTTCTAATATATTTTTCAATAACAAGAATATAACAAATGCTATAGCAAGTTTAAAAAGCATTACCCATAGAATTGGCTGCATACCATTTATTATTTGTAATATTTGAGTTTCCATATATTATTATAGATTCTTTAGAGCCTTATTTAGAGTTTTACCTAACATATTACCTTTTTCTTTTAGTTCTGGATGCCTCTTATCTACTGTTCGTGCTGCTGCATAACCAAGGTATGCTGTTGAAAATGTACCAAACAACCAACCACCTATCCATTCTACCATACCAATTATTGATGTTACTAATGCTGCTTGGACCCCACCAACAGACATAGCCACCAAGCATAATGGGGCAAAGAATACATAAGCAGCACAAATAGTGAAAAGTCTCCTAAGTATCATTGGTCTTGTTCTTTTTACAAATTGATCATCTGATTTGTAGGCTTCGATTTCAAGATCCCTAACACCTTCCATATCATCGTAATCAAGTTTCTTCTCTTTATAGTCTAGTTCTCTCTCTTCTAGAGCTATTTCAGCCATTCTCTCTTTATGTTCATACATTAATTCTTTTAACTTAGTCATTTGTTCCGGACTTACTTTACCCATAGATATATCATTCATTATATCATCTCTAAGCTTAGCAGCATCCTTCACAACTTCTGGTGTTTCTTTTCCGAATAAACTAGCTACTGATGACCATATTTCAGGTATCTTAGGTATTAAAGATAATCCTGCTGCAACTAAAGGTGCCATATTTCAATCCTCCTTTTATCTATCTACTAAAATTCACTCTTTTAAACCAACCTCTAACAAATTTTTCTTGATCAGGTGATTTAGTCATGAGTTGTATATAATGATAACCTTGTAAAGTATTCATTATTTTTACAAGTAAATCTGAGTTATCTGTTTCTAAATATATTTTTATAGCTCTTAGTGTCTTAGGACCAAATATTCCATCTTCTGCAATATCAGCATATAAGGTACCATTTCTATTTAGTTTATTTAAAGTTATTTGTAAAAACTCCACAGCTCTAGCTACACCCATATTAACTGATATATCAAATAGTTCTAAAGCTATAAAATAATCAGTTACATCATCTCCCCAAAATCTATTCCAGTAATGATCTTTATAAAAACTCTTAACAGATTCTTCTAATACATCACTACTTTTTAATAATTGATAGAAGTTTTCATCATTTTTGAGTTCATCAATTATTAACCAACCATTCCAATTAGGATGATGTTTTCTAGAAATACCTCTATAAGTTTCACCACCCCTATCAACTGGATCATTTGAGTAATATCCTTCATGATTCATAACTAAATTGAATACATTATCAAAAATATTATCTGGCATAGTTTTTACCTCCTACATTTTTATTCTACAAATTATCATTTTTTATGTTTACATCCTCGGAATATATGTTATAATATTCCTATGTCCGCGAGCGGAGAGAGAAAGGTTCCGGATTATGATACATGGAAATTTACTAACTCCAAATTCCAAAAATACTCATTATTATTTATATAAAAGTTATTATAAAATAGAAGCACAAAAAACCTCCTAATTTATTGGTTAGGAGGTTTTTATATTTCTAATCAAATTGTTTGAATAAAAGCCTTTTGCGGTACTCCTTTTTGATATGTTCTTGTATTGTATTAAGTACAGATTCCCTCAATTCACTTTCTAATAAATCAAAATCAATATAAACATTCCTATCATTTGGTTTTGATTGTTCCACTACTCTTATTTTTCTTGCTAGGTCATATACCTCGGAACTATTAAGTAAAGCATCTATTTCCACATTTACTTTATTTTTATCAGCTACTATGTTATAACCATTTTTCTTTATGAACAATTTAGGCATTTTGTTATATCCTTTCTATACAAGTTTTGTTCCGATTGTATTTCTTATAAGTTTCTTAAACTCTTCCCAATCTTCATCCTTTACGATTTTCTCCATCTTTTTAATTTCTGCTCTTGATGCTTTTTTGTAGAATTCTACCATTTCTTGAAAACCAATATTATGAGGATAAGCAGATTCATTTTTACTCAGGTGTTCTAAGATATGTTTTTCAAATTTCATATTGTCTCCTTATGGAACCCCCGCCGGGATTCGAACCCGGATACCTCAGCTTAGAAGGCTGATGCTAGTCCATTTAGCTACGAGGGCTTTATGGAACCCCTGACAGGATTCGAACCTGCATACTCACCGGTTCGTAGCCGGTGGCTCTGATTCCATTGAGCTACAGGGGTATAATTTATTTTTATGGAGCGGGAGGCAGGAATTGAACACTGCACCGTATAGTTGGAAACTATACATTCTACCTTTAAAATACTCCCGCTAAATGGAGCGGGTGGTGGGAATCGGACCCACAACGACCACGTTGGCAACGTGGCATTCTACCTTTGAATTACACCCGCTATTATATCACTAGTTTATTTATCTCATCATCAGACCATGTAAACATAAAATCATTGTTTTGATTTTCTATATCGTATATTACAAGTTTCAGAAAATACATTGGGCCATTAGACCATATTTCACATTGTTCTTGTTCTCTGGCTACTCTTCCATCTTTTAGTTGATATTCGTATAGTGGAAAGCCACCTTCATCAATTATTGTATCAATGAAATCAAATTCATTTCTATACAATTCTTCAAATTGCTCTAAATTTATAATTCCATCAGGAAAAGTTTTTCTTTTTTCAACTTTAACTTTCTTTGTATTCTTTTTTAGAAATTCTAGAGCTTCCTGTGGTAAGCCCATATACTGGTTCATTCTCATATTCTGTCCTTTCTCTTACAGTCTTATAGTCTTATATTTTTCTTCAAAATCAAATCTTTATCTGATAGTCTATTCAAGATTATAAATGGAAAGAAAATGAATGTAAACATTTTTCTTCTATCTTTTTTCACTCTATTTTTAAAGAATCTGTATTCTTTTAGTGAAAACATTTCTGAGGCTTCTAAGGTTCCTACTTCTACTCTTCTGTAGTAAAACAAAGGACTCTCTTTATATTCATCGAAAACGAGATGAACCATTGCTTTACCCCATATAGAACGGTAATAAAGAGTTATGAGTTTTAATTGTATCCACTCTTTTATTTTATGTAGTTTATTTTTCATTATTTTGTTTGGTAGGGGGTAACGGAATCGAACCGATTTCTTCTGCGTGTAAGGCAGATGTTGTACCAGTCAACTAACCCCCTATTATCTGGTCCTCCTGAGTGGAATCGAACCACTATCACGGCCTTATAAGGACCACGCTCTACCGTTGAGCTACAGGAGGATTTTTGGCTGGCCGGAGAGGAGTCGAACCTCTATACCATGGTTCAAAGCCATGTGCCCTTCCATTGAGCGACCGGCCATTATTCATACTCACAATTATGTCTTAGTTTCCAATTATCTTTAAGTATTTTTCTTTGTTTCTCATTTAGAAATTCCATGGCAAATTCGTCAGCTTCTTCTTCATCATGATATCCACATGCATGACCTATTTCATGGTATTTAGCTATTTTCCATTCATCTTCATTTAAATCACAATCCACATTCATTACTACCATAGAGTCTTCTAAATTATCATCTTTATCATATAATGTAACTGTGAATGCCCTTTCATCTATATAATTTGTTACACCCATTTTCTTAAATTCTTCTTGTACTTCAAAAAACGTTCCTTTATTCAAGTAAAGTAATTTTATTTCTTCTTCCCCCACAATGACTCCTTTCATCTTAACAAAATTTTTCAGTATCTTTTTTCGTATTCTCTCTATTCCTTTTATCATAAAATGCTCCTAGTGTAAACACAAGGAACAATTTTTAATTTGGTATAATTATTTATCTTTTAGGAATAGTTTAATTTTATTATGGAGGAGGGTAGACGAATCGAACGCCCAGGTTTCACCCCGCCCACGGGTTCAAACCGTGTTGCCGACCATTCAGCGGTACCCTCCTTATTTGGTGGAGATGGAGGGAGTCGAACCCTCATTACTGACGTGCAAGGCCAGTGTTCTCCCATTAAACTACATCCCCTTTATTTTTGGGGCGACCGGAGGGAATCGAACCCTCGTTGTATGGGCCACAACCATACTCTCTGACCATTGAGTTACAGTCGCCATAAATGGTGGGAGCCGCTGGAATCGAACCAGCATCTCCTGGGCTTCAACCAGACGCTATGACCACGTAAGCGAGACTCCCTTTGTTTATTATAGATAACCTAAATCACGAAGAGTTTGTAAACCCATTTTTATTTCTTCTTCAGTAGGTTCAAAACCTTCTAATACATTTAAGCCTTCATCAGTTATCTCAAAAGCTTTACCTTCCATTATACCTTTCTCTACAAACTCATTCAAATCTTTAATGGTATAAAGAAGTATTTTACTTTCTCTAGTTATTTCATTTGTAGTTAAATCATCAAACATGTTATTTCTCCTTTTTGGTAGGGGTGGAGGGAGTCGAACCCTCAAACTTGGAATTTTAAGTCCCAATGCTTTTCCAATTAGCATACACCCCTTTATATAATCATATAAACCTCACCGCATTTTTCACATACTACTATGTCAAATTCCTTATTATATGCTTTCTTTATTATATTACCACCACAATAACAAGTACCTGTTATTTCTTTTTCTTTTTTCATAGGTTCTCCTTTGGTGCTAGAGGAGGGAGTCGAACCCTCATGTCTTTTGACACATAGACCTCAACCATGCGTGTATGCCAGTTCCACCACTCTAGCTCTTATCATCTTTGCCTTTTCCTGCTTCAAACAATTTACCTAGTATTATACCTGCTATTATTGAGACTGTAAACCAAAGTAATAAAAAATATCCCATAATGTCTCCTTTCTTTTGGTAGTGAGGGAGAGAATTGAACTCTCTTGTACCTGCATATGAGACAGAACACTTGACCACAAGCCTCACTTCTTTTTGTATGGATGGCGAGGTGGGGGTCGAACCCACGACAATCTGGTTAACAGCCAGACGCTCTACCACTGAGCTACTCACCATCAAGTGGTAGCGGGGGAGGGAATCGAACCCTCATCATTCTGGGATATGAACCCAGCGTGTTGACCTCCTACACTACCCCGCAACATTTTGGTGTGGGTGAGAGGAGTCGAACCTCCAAAACCATGGGTCTAAGCCATGTGCATATACCAAATTCTGCTACACCCACAAATATTTTTTCTGGAGCGGGTGGAGGGAATCGAACCCTCATAACCAGGTTGGAAGCCTGACACACTTGCCATTATGTTACACCCGCTTAACTTTCTTATCTTCTTTCTACTTCAAAATCGTAAAACTTTACTACCTGGTAATTTGATAATCTTACTTGGTATACTTTTCTATATGTTTGGTTTTTTATATAATCATATACATTAACTATCATTCCAATTTCACCTGTAATTAGAACTTTTACAAAATCACCCTCTTTTATTTCTTCTTCTTTTACATTTTTACAATTTGAACAACTATCACAACCAACTGTTAATTTTTCTTCTTCTAACATGTTATTACCCTTCCTTTCTTTTTATGGCGCCCCGTCCCGGTACTGACCCGAGAACTGGAGAGCGACAATCTCCTATGATACCATTTCACCAACGGGGCTATTCATTTATTAAACTACAGACAATTTTTTCAACTACAAAAATTGGTAGTAAAATTACTAATGCTATATAACAAATTATTTTTTTGATGCTCATCGGGCACCGCCCGACGATTCTAGTTGAACCGCCTTTTCGGAACTCTGGTTTAGGGGGACCACCAATTGCCCCACGGTCGAAGCACTATGTCCAACCGTTTGCTTACAGAAAAAACGATTAC